TTGAAAATGCTTCAATGTGGATTACAAAAGCTTTTACTCACAAGATTTAATTTGTTCTTTACAAATGGTTGGCGAATTATCAAAAATTCCGACTACAAAACAATTATTAGAAATCTTCAAAAAAGAAAAACAACTATGAAACAAACAGCAATAGAATTTTTAATTAAACAATTAGAAATTCTTAATTTAATAAAAGAGGGAGATATAGAAAACGAACTTTTTAGGCAAATTGAATTAGAAGCCAAAGAAATGGAAAAACAACAGATTATAGATTCAAATATTTCGGGTATGGAATTTATAGCAGTAGACCCAAACAAATACAATGAAGATGCTGAAAAATATTACAACGAAACTTTTAAAAACAGATAATATTTATGGAATAGTGGTAATGGAAAAATATTAAATTAAAAAAATGTCGCATAAAAAAATGTCAGAAAGAAAATTAGAATTAGATAATATAGTGGATATTTTATCCAAAATAAAAGATGATGATTTTTATTTTAAAGCTTATGCAAAAGATATAATTAATAGTTATATTAAGCAAGAATTTAAAAAAGCTTATAGTATTGAGGAAGTAATAGATATTTTAGAAATATTTCGTTATGATATTGAACAAGGAAATGATTCGGAAAATATTCAAGAATGGTTTAAAAAATACATAAAACAATAATAAAAATGAAAGTAGTACACAGTCCAAGAACAAAAAAAGCCGACAAAGTAGTTAATTTACTTTTTTATGGAGATTTTAATTGCACAACTGGTTTCGGTAATGTATCGAAACAACTTATTAATAGTTGGAGCAAAAATAAAAATTTCAATATCACAATATTGGCAATTAATGATTCATCTGAAAAACCATATAATTACAAAAACAATTTACAAATTTTTTAAAAACAAATAAGATATGATAAAAGATTTTATAAAATTTGTAATACTACATCGTTGGAATAAAATAAATGAATCACACGTTAGATTTGCTGAATTAAGTGAATTTAAACCAAATGGATTACATTTAAGACTTTATAATTATATTAAAAAAATTAATAACATTTAAAAACAAATAAGATATGACAGCAATAGATATTGAAAAGTTAAACCAACTTATATCAAGAACTGATATTAGTGGTAACGATAAGGTAAGGTGGCTTACAGACTTCATAGATGGTAGAGAATTTCAGCAACAACAAGACAAGAAAATGTATAGCGAGGAAGAAGTAGATGTATTAGTAGATATGTTACAAAAATGCAAAGAATATTTTTTACTGAAAACTGATTCTAAAAGCGAAGAAAGAGCAGATGCAATAGGAGAAGTACTTAAACAATTTAAAAACAAATAATATATGAAAAATTTAACAGAAACACCAAATCCAGCTGATTTTATGATGTTGGGAGAAAAAGCATTTGAAGAAAATGTACATGAAAAATTAAGAGAAACATTATCTCCAACAGAAAAACAAATGTGGATAAGTGGATATTTGTTTGCTTTAACTCAACAAAATAAAAGATAAAACAAAACAAAAACCCGATTGCAAGGGTAAATGCTACAAATATTATGGAATATTTTAAAAATTACAGAAGAACACAAATTGCAGAAATGAGAGAAGTAACAGAAAGCGATATTACAGACTTTCATAATATAGGTGCTATTGTAATACCATCTGATTTAGGAGATTGGAAACACCCAATAAAAGTTAGTATTTCTGATGTAGATTTATTAAACGATAGTCCTAAAATTGGAGATATGATTTCAAGAAACCCTAAAAACCACTTTGACCAGTGGTTAGTTTCTGAACAATATTTCAAAGATAACTTTGAGCAGTTAGTTGAGTAAGCTATTATATAACGTTAAAGCATATATTTCAGTAGCGTAATAGTAAACAATAAAGTAAAAATTAAACAATTAATAACCAAACAAACACTAACACAACGAAAGCATATAGTAGCTATTGAATATATGCAGTGTTAGTAGCTGTTTTGAAATTCACAAAAATTATGAATACAGATGAATTTATTTTACCGATTATTTTAGTTTCTGTTTTGCTAATTATGATAGTAATAGGAAATATTAAAAAACGTGCTTTTTTGAAAGGATATAAAAAAGCGGAATTTGATATAACATCAAGTATGTTAGATAATGCAACTTGGTTTGGTAGCAGACCGATATTTTACAATACACTTTATTTATTTGCTGTTAAATACAGAAAATACGGTTATGTTTCAGCAAGTAGATTTCGTGATGATATTTTAAGTATTGACCAAGAAAAAAGAGTTACAGATTTACCTAAAGAAGAACTTGAACGTATTGTTTAGGAAACATAGCTACTAACTACTTGATTGACGAAACAACACCACACTGTAACTAACTGATTTACAATGAAAAACTTTGAGATAGTAAGTATAAATTACAAAGTATATTGGAGGTTTAAAGAACACCATAATTATAAAGTAACGCTATGCAAGAAGATAATAAATTGTCAACGTGGAATCATAATAAAACAATCAGTTAAGGGTGGTAGTATAGGTTATTACATATCAGGTAAATTCATAAAGAGGAAAGACTTAAATAAATACATAGAAGTTATACCTAAAGAAATATATCCTTTTTAATTAGTTATTTGAATTTTATATCTATATTTGCATATCTGAATATCCGACACGGAGAAGCCGAACACCGAACATAGTAGGCAATACATTTTAAATTATATTATATGGCTCAATTAATTGCAGTTAGCGTTGATCTAACAAAAATTGACAAAACAAGAATCGTTGAAGGTAAAAATGGAGGTAAGTACATAAACCTTACCATCTCTGTAAACGATGAGGAGGACCAATACGGAAACAATGTTTCTCTATGGCAGTCGCAAACAAAGGAAGAGCGTGAGGCTAAGGAGAATAGATTGTTCTTAGGTAATGGAAAGTCATTATGGAGTGATAGTGATAAAGGTGCAAAGACATCTAAGACTTCTAAGAAAGAAGAGGCTCACAATGATTTACCTTTTAACTAAGGGTTTTCAGTAATCCCGAAATAAAAAAACTGATTAACACATTTGATTTAGAGGTTTTCGTTGAGAAATACTACTAAATAACACAACTAACCTAAAGAGAGGTATCGTATGGTACTTCTCTTTTTTAATACAAAACAAATTAAATTATGGCAACAGCAAAAAAAACACAAGAAACATTAGAAGAGAAATTAAATCTTATTCAAACAACTCTTAATGCACCAAAGAATTTATACAACTCATTTGGTAAGTATTCTTATAGAAACCTAGAAGGTATATTAGCAGGTGTAAAACCACTATTAAAAGATACAGGTTGTACTTTTGTCTTATCTGATGATATGGTGGAAGTAGGAGGTAGGATATACGTTCGTTCTTGCGCATCAATTAGTTATGGAGGGGAAACAATAGAGTCTTATGGTTGGGCTAGGGAAGAAGAAAGTAAGAAAGGAATGGATGCATCGCAGTTAACTGGATCTACATCATCTTATGCTCGTAAATATGCTGCAAATGGTTTATTCGCTATTGACGATACGATTGATGCAGATGGATATAACACTCACGGAAAAGATGAAGTTACAAAACCTAATAACTCCACAGCGCCAACCCCTAAGAAACCAACAATAAGTGACTTATCAAAGGTTAAGGATGCCTTAAAGAAAGATAGGGAGGCGACACTGAAGATGCTTGAGAAGTACGACATAACGCCAGAACAAAGAAAGGAGCTTGGTATTTAACCAGGCTCTTAAATAAAGTAATATATGAATAAGATAATCCTCATAGACGCTGACAGTTTTGCATACATAGGTAATAACTGCGAAGAAGTAGACCAAGCATACGACAAAGTAGACCAGGCAATATCAAATATTATAGTGACATCTGGAGCAAGTCATTACACATTATTTGTAGAGAAACCATTCAACAATAACTTCAGGAAAAAAATTGTAAAGAGTTATAAAGTTGGTCGTGCAAACAAAGAACTGCCTAAGTTCTACAATGAAATTAAGGAATACTTAATTGGCAGTTGGAACGCTTATGGTCTCGGAGGTTATGAAAGCGATGATGTACTAATCTCCTACCACAAGAAGTGCAAAGAAGAGTATCCATTTACAGAGGTGGTTATTGCATCAATGGACAAGGACCTCAAGCAATATCCGATAGTAATGTTTGACACCTACTACCAGAGATTTGGTCAGGTGTATAATATCACAGAAGAGGAGGCTAATTATAATTTATGGGTTCAGGTGATTATGGGCGACAGCACTGATTCAATTAGTGGTATTAAGGGCAAAGGTATCAAGTATGCAGAAAGTGTCTTAAAAGGCTCTAAGAATCACTTTATGACCACTTGTCGAGCATATCGTGATAACTACGGAAGTAGATGGCAGAAGAACTTTATAAAGAATTACGTTCAGGTTAAGTTATTAGATAATCTGAATGTTAAGATTGACTTAACTGAGGTAGATTTTAATCAAGAATAAATTATGGCAAAACAAAAGGTAGAAGCATTTTTCCCTAAGGAGGAAGAAATAGCAATGGTAGGGGTAATTAATAAGGAAGTCAAGGTGGCTTTCTCAGTAGAGAAGGCAGATTACGGATTCTATGTGGTTAGATATAACCTTAATGACAATTTAGAGGGTATTAAAGATACCATAAGTTATAAGAGGATTGACACGAATGAGAGTGATAGTAAGAGGAATAGGGTTGTGTTTAGCAATCAAAGTGATGCAGAGAGAGAGGTTATTCAGTCATACAATCAAGTGTTTAACTATATTCAAGAAAAAAGAAGGTAACTATGGGTATAGAAAGAGAGTTCATTCCATATGAACAAGCATTAGCTTTAAAAGAATTAGGATTTGATGAGCCTTGTTTTGGTTATTATACTGGAGATAAAAAACATCTTGTACTAAGACCAAATATGGGTAGGAGAAATGAAGATTTGAATGATATAGTTTGTACTGCGCCACTTTACCAACAAGCATTTAGATGGTTTAGAGAGAAGTATGAATTTGAATTTCATATTGGATGTTATAGACATACTTCTGTAAAATACTATCAGGTTTATTTAGATGACGTATTAGGTAAACGTTCTTATAGTTTTGGAAAATCACTTACTTACGAAGAAGCAGAACTTGAATGTTTGAAGAAACTAATATCAATTATAAAAGAAAGTAAAAATGGAAACAATTAAGGAGAAAATTATCAATAGAGTAAATGTAATATACAATACTCTAATCAATGCAAATAAAAAAGACTCTGTATCGGAGGATGTTAAGAGTATTAGATTTGTGGTATTCAATGGTAAGACCACAGAAGAATCAATTAAGATTAAGAAAATGTTTGATGTAGTCTTCGAGAGAGAATTAAATAAGAGATTACAAGAAGCAAATAATGAATTAAGTATAATTAATAACCATATAAATAAATAAGATTATGTATTTAGACGAAGCAATTTATAACATTGTAGTAAAGGAATCGAAAGAAGTTAAGGGAGAAGAAACTAAATCATTTGTTGGTAGAAAACTTAAGTGTATGGAAGACAATGCAAACTACACATTAGCTGTGAAAGGAGAGGTAGTTGAAGTGGTAAATCAAGATGGTAGTGTATTAACCATAAGCAAACCAATAAATGGTATTGATGGTATGAAGATAACTTCTTGTATGATTGGTAAGGAATTTAAACTACTAAAGAAGAAAGGCAAGAAAGATACCATAGTTGAAGCAATTGTAGATAAATTTAAGAGCAGGAGTGATGTTGGTATTAAGAAATACAACACCACATTAGATAGGGATGACCTTACAACAGAGCAGTGGATTGATCACGCAATTGAGGAAGGAATGGATATGATTCTATATTTAGAGAGATTAAAGAGAGATATAACTAATATTAAGAAAGCTGTAGGAGATGGAAAATAAGACACTGCAAAGGGTAATCTTTGAACTATCTGGGCAAAAGAATAATAGGGAGTTTGCAAAGTACATCAGGAGATCAGAGAGTTACACATCAAATATGATAAACTCAGATAAGAACATAAGTGTTGAACTCGGAATTGATATGATGCAGAGAATGTATTTAGATAAGGAATTAATTAAGGAGGTTATATTAAATTATATAGATGAAGCTTTCTTTATTTAGAAGATAGTTCTTATATTTGCAAAGGTAAAATAGCTAAGCTGTGTAAAGCGTTCAAACTGATAATTGATTAGAAGCTAAATCCAAAGTAGTGTAACTTGGTAACACAATCAATGGGCAACTGTTGATAAATGAAGTTTCGAATACTTCCTTTGGAGCATAGTAGTTTTCTTATGATAAAAATCTTTACAAATCCTGTAAGGTAGCTATTCCACTTGGTCGTTTCAACTGACAGTATAAGAAAACGGTTAACTCATAATTGACTGTCAAAAGTGGATATGGATTGACTGATGGAAAGACATCTTTTTTTTGTAATCACTTTTTTGTATTAAAATATTTTGTATATTTGCAGAGCAATCCACTACTTGCAGAGAAAATTTATGCTAAATTAGCAATCCGACAAATCTCAATATAGTGTAGTGGCTGTATTGGGATTTTGTCTTTTTAAAAACCACTACAAATGAAAGAACAACCAAACTACTACGCTATTCTTACAGCAGATGTAAGGTATAGTAAACAAATCAATGCAAACGAAAAACTTTTGTATGCAGAAATAACAGCTCTAACACACAAGGAAGGTTATTGTTGGGCATCTAATGACTACTTCGCTGAACTTTATTCTTGTACACCTCAAGCTATATCTAAATGGATTAAAAACCTAAAAGATAATGGGTTTATATCTTGCAATTACATATATAAAGAAGGTTCAAAAGAGATACAAAAAAGAGTGATAAGACTATCTTCAATAGGTATAAATAATGGTTTAACAGGTATCAATAACGATACAATAGGTATCAACATAGAATTAAAGGGGTATCAACATACGATTAAAGATAATAATACAAGTTATAATAATATAAATAATAATTCTCTTGTAGGGTCTTCTCAGACACCTACGAAAAAAGATTCTAAGAAAGATTTATTTAAAACCAAATTATCAGAAGTTGATGTTACTACACTCGATAAGCAAGAACAAGTATATTTTAAAATAGCTATTGGTTTTAGAGATTTATTTATAAAGAACAAAAAGGCTTTAGGTGTTAATGATTTTAGAGACCAAGAAAACGCTACTTACAAAAACTATGTCGATCCAATAAGATTATCTTTTACGCAAGATAAAAAAACAGAGGAAGATTTTAGAAAGGTATATGCTTTTTTAATGAATGATGAATTCTGGATGAAGAATATAATGTCTACATCTAAGTTAAGAGAAAAAATGTCTGATTTACTTATAAGATCATCTTCTGTTCCGACTAAAAAACAAGTACTACCATCAGACTTTTGGGTAAGGGAATTAAGTGATGAGCAAAAGAAACTACTAAGCGATAAAGATTTAGCTACTTGGGAAAGACAGAAGACAGCAAGACTTATGGAGGGCGGTAGAATGTTACCTATAAAAATAGAATATGAAAAATAAAGATATGAAAGTAGCAGTATTTAATAACATTAACGATACATCTGAACCAAGATATGTTGAGGTTAGTAAGATATTAAAGGCAATAAAAGATGGGGCTTTTAAAGATAAGGTAGAGGCTATTAGAAATGAGAACGATAAGGGTAATCAAAGTAGATTAAAGTCGTCTTTGACATCAATACTATTCTCTTCATCTAAACAAGATGGTGTTGAATCAGGTAGAAACAATAAGGTTTCTTGGAGAACAGATAAGGGATTGGTAGAGCATAGTGGTCTTATGTGTCTTGATTTAGATAAGTTCAGTAATGAGTTCGAGATGATTTCTATTAAGGATGATTTAATGAATGATGACTATGTATTCTCTGTATTTGTATCTCCATCTGGTGAAGGTTTAAAGGTATTGGTTAAAGTTCCAACTAAAATTGAAAACCACAGGAAATACTTTTATGGTCTTAAGGAACACTTTAATTCACCTAACTTTGATGATTCTTGTGTTAATGAGGCAAGGGTTTGTTATGTTTCTTACGATGAAGGCATTTATATAAATGAGGATTCTTTAGTATTCGATAAGATGCTTGAGCAAAAAACTCAAATCGTAGAGGTTAAGGAAGTAAAGGTTCAGGTTAAAGCTGATAATAATAGAATTATAGATGGTCTTTATAAGTGGTGGTCAGATAGATATGGTCTTATAGACGGAGAGAGAAATAGGAATACCTACATCCTTGCTATGGCTTTCAATGAATTTGGAATACCTGAGTTGCAAGCTAAGTCTTTTATGTCTCAGTTCGAACACACTGGTTTTGAAATTCAAGAGATTAATTCTTGTATCGAGAGTGCTTATAATAAGACACACGTATTTGGAACTAAGTCATTTACAGATGAAGATACCATAATAAAAGAATATCTGCCTAATGATGTATCTCCAAAACAAAGTATATCCGTAAACCTTGAGAATATATACAAGGCTTCATTTGTTGATGTAACAAAGAAGATTGAGTATCCACCAGTAGCAGTATCAATTGGAACGCATAGAATGGGTAGTAAAGATTTTCCTATACCATTTGGTACTTATGGAAACTTTAGTTGTATTGTTGGAGCATCTAAGTCTAAGAAGACATTCTTAAAATCTTTGATTACAGCTTCTTTTATTGGAGGTCAAACATCTAACTATACATCGTCTATAAAAAGCCACAGAGATAGGGAATGCTTTATTATTGATTTGGATACTGAGCAATCAAGTTGGCATGCCCAGAATGTATTTAAGAGGGTCACAAGATTAGTTGGCGTTGAAAATTACGAGTTTTATAAGCCTTTTGCATTAAGACCATACGAGCCTAAAGAAAGACTTCAATTTATAGAGTGGTTGATTTACGAAAGCGAGATGAAGGATAATATTGGTTTTATAGCGATTGATGGTCTTGCTGATTTAGTTAACGACTTTAATGATCTAAAAGAAAGTCAGGCTGTAATACAAAAAGTAATGAAGTGGACCGATGATAAGCAATTTCACTTAACAACTATCTTGCACTCTAACTTTGGAACTACTAAGGCTGTAGGGCATATAGGGTCTTCTATGTTAAAGAAGGCAGAGACTGTATGTCAGGTAACTCCAGAAGGTGATTGTGTTAAAGCTCACTTTAGCCACACAAGGGGATTTCCAATAGCAGATTTTTGTTATTCAGTTAATGAAGATGGTCTTCCTTACTTGTTGAACGAGAATGCAGAGCCTATAATTAGAAAGGTTGTAAAGGAGATTGATGAGTGTGATACTCCATTGCCAACACCTACACCAGACCAAGCGTTTGGACCAATAGATATTAATAACGCAATACCATTTTAATATATGAAATTAGTAGATAAAATACAAGAGGCACGCAGTAATAAACTTAGCGATTACTCTATAATTTATACACCTACCGCTGAAGTTATTGAGGGGATAGCAGATGAGTTTGCTATTGAGTTTGCGGAGTGGTTATATAAATGGGATAATACTAGGCTGCCTAATGGAAATTGGATTATTAAATTAGGACTTAAACCTTATACATCAGCAGAAGTATTAGAAATCTATAAAAAAGAAAAAGGACTATGAATACATACACCGTAAAAGATATAGCTGAGTACTGCAATATAGATAAAACAACTATAACGCATAGAATGAAGGTATTAGGCATAGTAAAGGATAATAGAAAGAGTGGTAAGGTGCTTTACTTTGATGAAGAAGAATTTGAGAGTATTATAAACTTTAAGAAGAGTCATTATAAGAGGTTGTATTCATCACTTATATATTCAAAGAAAAAGATATATATAATAGAGTATTTCTTGTCTAATAAAGATAACTCAAGTCCAGAGATTGCATCTTACTTCGATGTGCCTGAGAGTTTTGTAAATGCCACGCTTACAGAATATTTAGAAAATAATTCGACAATTTTAGTTAGTAGTAAAATTAATTTAGTAGATTTGTAAAAAAAATAAAATATGCTTCTAATTATATCGTTACAATTAACACTTATAGGATACATTTTACATTCAATTTTAAAAGAAATAAAAAGAAAATAAGATATGGAATTACAACTTAAGTCATACGGAAAAACAATAACCTTTAAAACTGAACACGATGATGTTTCTTTAGAGGAATACTTTGAGGCTTTTGAAGGATTACTTGTTCAAGCTACATTTCATCAAAAAAGTATTAGGGAGTTTATTATAGAGTGGGGAAAAGAATTAGAGGATTTTAAAGATAAGTAAGGTATGGAAATAAAATGTTATTGCGGTCATACAGATAGATGTGATTGCGATCCTGAGATAGAGGTTATAAAGAGTCAAGAGCTTTTATTTAATGAGAATACAATAAAGATTAAATTCGAGGATTGGCATCATCAATGCGGTGATGGTTGTTGTGATAGCTACGGAACATACTTGTACTTGAATGGTAAGAAATTAGAACACCCTAATCCTGAGATACACGATAATGGTTACTTAGGAGAAGATGTTCAGACTGCTTTAGAGGCTGTATTAAGGGAGTTAGGATATAAAGTTGAGTTTGATTATGGAGCATAATTATAGATTGGTTAGAGAAAGAGATGGTTTAACTAATAAATCTTTTGCAATTAAGTGGTTAGAATTTGATGAGAATGGAAGATATAAAGCAGACTTTCAATCAGCAGCCGTAGGTAGAAGTTTAATTATGTCTCCGTTTAATATTTATTTTACCTGGCAAACAACACCAGTAACTGAAATACTTGAAGATAAAGATGATTACATTAGATTTGCAACAGAGAATAGTATTTACGAATTATTTAGAGAATAAGATATGGGTAGAAATAGATACATAGACAATGTTTTAATTAGCCTAAAGAGGGAATATCAAAAAGATGAACTTGTGTCATATTTAATAAAGACCATTTCAAATTTAGAAATTGAAAACGGAAAATTAAAATCTTATATTGCTGAGTTAGAATTTAAAGAAGAATCAGTAAATAAATATAAGAAGGAAGTTGTAAGGCTTCATAAAGCCATAAGCACTATGCATTTACAAAAAAATTAAAGAATAAATTATGACAACACTACAATACGAAGATAGTAATTATAGACAAAAGCAATTACAAAAAGAAAAAGAAGATTTTGCTGTTAAATTTTCTGAATGGGTAGAAAGTTTAAGAAGTAGTGAAATTGACACTATTGACTACGATTTATACTTGAGATATAATACAGAAGAACTATTAGAAATTTATAAAAAAGAAATAAAATGAGCTTAAGAATACTTCACATCTCAGATACCCATACATATCACGATTTATTAAATATACCAAGCGGTATTAATATGATTATACATTCAGGTGATTGTAGTAATCCAAGAGATCCTTATAACAACGAACCAGAAGTTAGAGACTTCATTGATTGGTATAAAGAATTACCTATAAAATACAAGATTTATGTTGCAGGCAATCACGATACCTCAATTGAGAAAAAACTTGTAACAAAGAAAGATTTCGAAGATGCTGGTATTATTTATCTTGAAAATGAATCTGTAACAATTGATGGGATTAAGATATTTGGATCACCACACACACCTAACTTTGGTAATTGGGCTTTTATGAAGGAAAGAACAAAGCTTGAGAGATTCTGGAGATTGGCAATTGATGAAGATGTAGATATTGTTGTAACTCACGGACCACCAAAAGGAATCTTAGATAAGTCTTATGATAAGAATAACTATATGGAATCTTGCGGAGATAAGTCTTTATTGAATAGGATATTAGAGGTGCAGCCTGCTTATTGTCTTTTTGGACATATCCATAACTGCAAGGATATTATCAATGCTGGTGTGCAAAAGTTAAGTATTTGCGATACTTGGTTTAGCAATGGCTCAGTTGTAACAGATGGTAGATTTGGTAAATTAAGTAGTAATGGAAATATAATAGAGATATGAGTACAAAATTTGGAATATTAACACAAAACATTGAACACGAAAAGTTAGTAGATGAAGATAATGATTTATTAGATTATATATCAAGAGATATATTTGAACCTGTATTTTTTAGGGGAACTTATAGTAAGTGGTTAATAAAGGTTGGAGAATATCTTCCAGACGATATGAGGGTTTATGCTTTAGATAATACCCAACAAGGTATTTATACAGTAGGTGATTGTAAAGAATTTTTAAAGAAGGAAAAAGAATGAAAGAATTAGAATCAGTAAGGATGAAGCTTTGGTGTGATGTATATGTAGCTTATGTATCAGCGCCTAATGCCATTAAAAATGATGGAGCTTTTGTATGGGCTAATATCGCATTAAAAAGATTTGATGAAACATTTAAAGAAGAGTAAAATGAATAAAGAAAAACAATACCTTGAGTTAATAAAGGTTCAGGAACAAATAATAAAAGATTTAAAGGCAAGTAATTATATGACACTACTCTTAGGAGGTATAGCTGGATTTACACTTTCGCACTTAATATTAACCTTAATAAAATAAATTATGTCTTGCACATCGCACCAAATCGAGTTGGAAAGACTTCATAAGGAGTTAGAGGAGGTAAAAAATGCCATTCAATTCCACTATCTACAGGGTCATAATGACGAAGCTTTAAATAGGAGATACCACGAATTGTTATCAGAGATTAATCAAACTAAATTAAGTAAATTTTAAAGACATGAAGGAAACAATAAACTTTTTAAAGGATAATAAAGGAAAGTACCTTAACTTTAAAGACATAAATAAAACCTACTACACTGATTCATTTGTAAACGCAACACCAATACCAAACATTAAGGATGCAATTAAATTAGCTGAACACTTTAAGTTAGAGGTTAAGAGTGTTGATGTTGAGGTATTTAAGACAGAATACTCTAAGATAGTATCAAAGATATTAGTTGTTGGTGAGTTATTATACAGAGAATTGAATAGGTATAATGATGACATACCAGTTATTCCAGGATTAAACAAGCACGTTAGAAATGCTGTTCGTAATGCTTCAGATAAGTTAAAGGCTTTTCATAAACTATCCGATTCTATTGTAGCAACTGGTAAAGATGAGTTATTCTTTGAGGCTTCAGGAGACTTTGAGGAGTTAATGAATTGCATAGTTGATGGTCTTGAGAAAGATACTATGAAAGATTTGGTAAAAAAACTTAAGAAAAATACTAAATAGATTATGAAGAACATTCATATAAACAACGATGATAACTACGCAACTCCTCCAGAATTTTATGAAGAGTTAAATAGTCGTTTCAACTTTGATTTCGATCCTTGTCCTTATAACGAAGGAGAAATAGTAAATGATGGACTACAAATTGAATGGGGTTACTCTAACTTTGTAAATCCACCTTACTCTCAAAAACTAAAAGAAGCATTTATAAAGAAGGGTATTGAAGAAATGAATAAAGGAAAGGTTTGTGTATTCTTAATACCAGTATCTACATCTACTAAGTTGTTTCACGAATCAATAAAACCAAATGCAATTTCAATTGAATTTATAAAAGGGAGAATAAAGTTTGGTAAAATAGATAGTAATGGTAATTTTTATCTTCCACTTAATTCCAAAGGAAAGACTCAAAGCGGAACAAAAGATAGTATGATTGTCGTTTTTGATGGTAGATTTAAAAAAAACTCATAAAAAATACTAAATAATCAATTTTTTTTATATAACTTTGACATCAAATAAGAAATTATTATAGTGAAGTATGATAGAAGATTAATAAAATCGAAGAAGATTACCATTGATGGTATTAACTTCTCGTCTCGTTTAGAAGGTACAATGTACAAACTTCTTAAGGAAAACAATATAAACTTTAAATACGAGTCAGAGAGCTATACACTTTCTGACTCTTTCATTTTCAATAATAACTACCACGCAAGGTTATCATCTGGTAAAGGTGATTATATCAATCGTGGTTTTAAGAAGGTAAATGATATGTCTTATAAACCTGACTTTGTGATTAGACATAATGACTATTATGCAATCATAGAGACCAAAGGTTTGCCAACAGAACCTTACAATATGCGAATGAAGCTATTTAAGGGTATGTTAAATCGACAGAATATTAAATGTGACATATATGTTCCGCAAACAAATTTAGAGTGCGTAGAAACGATTAAATTAATCCTTGAAAGAATATAAAGAAATGGAAACTAAACACCCAAGACACCAAGTTAATAAGGCACTCCTTGAAAGCGAGAGAATTGTATTAATCAATCGAATGATGAAAAAAATTAATCAAGCAACTGATTTCTTGTACGAGAGTATGGTAGACCACGAAAGAGCCTATACATTCTCTGCAATAGATAAGATACAATCTTACTGCGAGGAAATCAAGAATGACTTTGATAAATACCTGAAAAAAGATGGACAATAATCTTAAAGAAAAATTATTAAATAGAGTTAGCGAACTTTATTTAGAGAGTCAAAATATAACTCAGTCTTGTATCACTGCTTGTCGTGAGAGTGATGTTGAGTATAATGATAGTTTACGGAGGTCGTTTTCAAAGAAGTTAAAAGACTTAGGTCTTACAAATGACTCTGAATCAGATAGTAATAATTACTCAAACGATAAAGAAAAGAAGCCTAAAGGATTTACAGCAATAGGTCCTGATGGTCAGTTAATGTCTATTGAGAAGTATTGCGAGTTTTATGGTTTAGATTGTAGTAAGATTAGGAGTTATAAATTAATATCTCACTCAGGAATACCATTTTATAATGTTGTATTTTATTCTTCGGAAGATGATGTTATGTTTAACCTTGAAGATAGCTTTGAAGAAATAGTAAAGAAACATATAAAACCAGTTGTCTTTGAAGATCTAAAGACATTAGATAATAATGATTGGTTTGATAGACTTGTTTATACTGACACCCATATAGCTATGAATGTAAATGGTAAAGATGGAGATTCTTTATATGAAGGTAAGTGGGATAAAGAAGAGGTGTTGAATAGGTTGCATAAGATGATTAGTCACGTCAAGAAATTCTCTACTTGTAATACATTGATTATAGATGATTTAGGTGATTTTATGGATGGTCTTGGAGGTAATACAACAAGAAAAGGTCACGAACTTCCTCAGAATATGAATGACAAAGAGGCTTTTGATTTAGCCTTAGAGTTTAAGATTTACTTAGTAGATGCCTTGATTGATAATTATGATACAATAGTTTGTAATAACATAACCAATGACAATCACTCAGGAGTATTTTCTTACTTTGTTTCTCAAGCCGTAAAGAATATTTTAGAAGCTAAATACCCTAATAAAGTTTATGTTAACTCTATAAAGAGATTTATACACCATTACTCTGTAGGTAATCATACATTTGTGATATCTCACGGAAAAGATATTGGTGAGCAGAAGTTTGGATTTAAACCAAAGTTAGATGCTATTCAGGCTGAAAAGATAGATCAATATTGTAAGGAACATAGATTGTATAATGGTAATTACATAGAATTTAGTAAAGGAGATTCTCATCAAGCTATATATGACGACACTACAAGTAATGATTTCAGTTACTATAACTACCCAGCATTCTCTCCTCCAAGTAATTGGGTTAAGACAAATTTTAAGAATAGCAAGTCTGGATTTAACTTTTTTAACATAGATAAAGAAAATAATACAAAAATATCAATACCTTACTGGTTTTAAAATAAAGTAACAACCTTATGGAAATAAATAAAGCAATAGAAATGGTATCACACTTTATGATAGCTTGTGACCAAGAAGTAAAAGGAAGACCATCTAATGTAGAAGATAAAGTAGCTTCACTTAGATATAACCTTATGTCTGAAGAGAATAGAGAGTATTTTGTGGCTTGCTTACAGAATAATAAAGTAGAAATACTTGATGCCTTAATTGATATGGCGTATGTATTATTTGGTACAGTCGCTGCACACGGAATGACTGAAGAGTTTATCAAGGGATTTACTTTGGTCCACGAGAACAATATGACTAAGGTTCAAGATGACGGAAAGGTGTTGAAGAATCCTGATGGTAAGATTTTAAAGCCTATGGGATATACATCTGTAAATCTAAGTGCGTTACTATAAAATAAAAAAGGAGGGGAATTTAACCCCTCCAATTTTTTTACTTATTATTTTGTTTCTTCCTTAGTATTTCAAAGTATTCATCGCTAGTATCTTCATCGAAATCATCTCCCATCATTTCAATATATTTAATATTATCTCCTTCCATTAAATCACCTACATTATCGTAAATATACTTAGCTCTATCCCTACCTTTACTCACTTTATCTAATTTCTTTATAGCTGGAATAACAAACTTTTCACTTATCTTTTCGTTAGCTTTCTTTATAGCTTCCTTTAATATGCTTAAAGATGTTTCTTCTGATATATTCTCTTCTTTAGCAAACTCATCTAACTTGTCAGTTAACTCTTCTACTGTCATTAAATTCTCTCCACTATAATACTTATTCTCAAGTAACTTAAATGCGTCTTCAGATAGCTCTTCTTTTATCTTAGACTCCCTTACTTTATAGTAGCCTTTAGTCTTATCCATACCGCCTAACTTCTTAAGGAATTCAACCTGCTCTACTACACTCTTGCGCATTAAATTAAGTCTTATATTCTCAATGTACTCTGCTTTTTGTTCAAAGCCCATCTTAGACAACTCGTTCATTTGCTTCTCATTTAAGAATGATGTATTTAACGTCTTATTAGGTGTTAATCTAGGATATACAGCCTTATCTAAAGTTTCTCTAAATGTATTTAACTCTTTTTCGTACTGCTTGAATTCATCTTGAGTTACCTTACCTGTTACTAAAGACCAATAATCTTTGTAGTCATAACTTTCACTTCCAACCGCTACAACGTAGTCTATATTCTTTTTAAGTTTAGCTCCAGCAAATCCAGTTCCAGTCTCTAAAGCAAATAAGAATTGGTCTGTATTTGTGTATATCTCTTTCTTATCAATTACATTATCAATACCCCTCATTGTTATAGATATGTTTGGTGAAGCTCCTTTTAATGCTTGCATAACCACATCTTGAGATTTAAGATCGGAAGGATTTACATCCATCTCCATAACGTCAGGACTATATTTAATTAAAGCAGCATTCTTAATTGAAGATGTTAACGTTCCAGCAAACCCCATACTCTCAAGTATAGAATCTATAATTTTATTTCCAAACTGCAATATAGATGTCTTCTTATCTGCTTTACTTTCCTCATCTTCATCATCACTGCCTCTAAGAGCCTCTTTTATCATTACAGGAAGTATTAGTCCAAAAGACGACATAGCTATAATCCTCTTCATCTTAGAAGCATAATCTCCATCTTTTCTTAACATTGAATTTATATCAGAACTCATCATCTCCATAATCTGTCTTGGAGATTGCAAATATCCTCCTAAACCTAAAGCTAAAGCCCATTTCTGATAAAACGCAGTACCAGTATAGAATGGAGCATTTGATTGCAATGTCTTATTAACTTCCTCTGCAAAGAACTCATCTACATTTTCAGTAGTTGTAGTTTGCGAGTCTACTTGGTATTTACCTTTATATAGTGGTGTTAAAGCTATAACTGATATTTGGTCGAATACTGTTGTGAATATAAGTAAGTCAGATATTAATGCTCCAGAAACCCTGTAACCTAAGTTATCATTTATACTTTGAATAGCAGCAACCTCAGCATTATCTTTCCTCTTATTTGTTCTCTCAATGTAGTTCTTCGAATTAACTATTGCGTTATAAGCTTCTTTTAATTCATTAAACTCTTTATTTCTAGTTTCTTTTTTAGCTAAATTCTTTAATGTATCTTTTAGGTATTTAAGGTTTCCTTTCTTAGCATAAGCAATTGGAATACCAGTTAACTGAGATATAGCTGAAAATGCATTTAAAGCTAACTGAGCCGCTCTAAGTGTTGATCTACTTGCTACCCAAAATCTTGATGCAGACCCTACTAAGTCTTTAGACCCCATAGATGTATTATAAGCATCGTCTCTAACTATGTTTAATATCTTTGTCTTAAACTTATCATTCCAACTTTTTCCAAATGCACTAATCATAGCCACATTGTTTCCTTCATTAGCATATAAATTCCTAACATCAGATACAATATCAGACCCTTGAACTAATGTGATAGCTTCTTTTGCTATATTGTCAAATGAACGTGTTACAGATAAATCATTAAGGTTTAAATTACCTCCAGATGTTCTTGTAAATAAAGAAGGGAATAATAGACTATAATCAGCATTAGGATTCTCAGAATCTTCAAAGAACTCTAAAACATTGCCTTCATTTGTACCAGATAATGATTCAGCCGATAATGGATAGTATGGTATCTTTTCAGGAAGACCATTAGGGTAAACCATATCTAAAATCTCATACAAATCTCTAGTTGACTTATCATCTTTAATTTTTAACGCATCCTCTTTACTAACATATTTTGCCTCACCTAAAGTATCATATCCTAATTTATCTAATGTAGGATTTACATAATCTCTTATATTTTCAAACAATTTAGCAGACTTATCAGCAACCTCTCTAATTCCAGGATTCTCATTTACATAAGATATAATAGCCTTAGCGTCATCAATTGAATATGAATTTAAGAATTTATTCAATCCTTCAGGTTGTCTAAGCATATTAAATAATGCTGCAACACCTTCATTCTTCATTTTATCGAAAGGAATATATCTACTTACAAATTGGTCTTTAAATTTCTTTATAGAAGGGTCTTTCTTAATCATTAAATCTAATTCGTCAATAATACCAAGATAGTCTCCTTCAACTTTCTTTCCATTAACATCTATGCTAAATTGAATTTCATTTCTACCAACAAAAGACCAAAGAGGACTACTCTTATCACCACCCTTAAATATAGCAACAGCAGTCTTAATTACATCGTATGTATTAGACTTTAAGATTCTATTATTGTTTAAGAAATTATCTTTACCAATAACATCCTTAATAAAGTTATCACGAACATCTCTAAATTCACTTACTTTTCTACCAAGCTTCTCAGAGTAAACCTTCAGTCTATTTATCCAATTTTTATCAAGGAATTCTTTAGCTCCTTCAACTGAAAATAAAGGCTCAAAAAATTTATCAGCACTGAATGTTGCGGTACTATATCTTCTTCTAATGTCATTAAAAGCCGTTTTAAAGCCCTTTCTATTAGTTTCCGCACTACTAGCTACATTTGATGTAGATATTGGATTAAAAGACACCCTACTTAGTCCTTCAGTATCTGTGATAAAGTTAGATTTACCTGATTTTGTATTCAAATATATCTTACCATTAAAGATAACTCCACCTGAGAATTTATCGAAAATCTTATCTATTGTAGTTGACTCTAGTTTAACTGTTTTCTTAGGCTCAATACTCTTATTCTTATTTAAAGAAATTATAGCTAATCTATTTGCATTCTCTCTTGATTTAGAATCTCTTGCTTCATTTATAGCTTTTCTTGCCTTAATACCATCTTTTAATAGTTTATTAACCTCCAAATAAAATACAGTCTTATCAGCTATTGTAGGGTTGTTTATTTTAGAGAACTTCTTCTTAGCCTCTTCAATCTTCTTCTTAAATTCATCAGTTACTTTAGTTTTGGTAACTTTTCCAGAAGTTTTATCCTTGTAAAAAGTATCTTTAGAAGCTTCCTTGATTTTCTTGTCAAGTATAGCCTCGTCTCTTAACTCTCTTCTAAGATATAAGTCATCTATAATATCATTAATCTTTTCTGCTTGCCCCTCAAAGTTTGCATCAGTAGTATTTTGAACTAATGACGTTATTTTCTGATAAGCAGACTTCATAATATCAGAAGCATCAAGACCAACTAAATTAGACTTTACAAATTGATTTAAGTCTTTCTTTAACTTATCAATTTCTTTAGCTCTATTTTTCGTTATAGATATAGCTTCTTTAGCTGCACTAAATAGCTCTTGTAGTTGACTCTTAACTTCTTTTAGTGGTTTTACTTTTTCTTCACCTTGCTCGGTAGACTCTTCAGGTTTTGCTTCGGGTTCTCCTTGCTCCACTTCTTCGCTAACTGCGGTTTCTGGCTGTACAGGAATTTCACTTGTTGTTTGCTCTTGAATGGCATCTTTGTCTTCTTTTTTAGTTGATAATTGTTTTAATGCGTATTCCTTTAAATCAAAATCAGAAACAGATATATAGCCCATATCTCTAACTAGTTTTATACCATCATTTATAGCTTCCGCAAGAGTTTTACCTGCTTTATAAGAAACCTTAATTCCTTGTAAGAACTTTTTAGCAGCGTAAGCTGGTAAGGCTATTGAAGCATCAAAAGCACCCTTACCTTTTAAATCTAAAGCACTTATAGCTTTATCTAATAGTTTCTCAATTCTATCTCTTTCATCTTTCTTAAAGCTTTCTATTAAGTTTTGAGCCTCTTGTAAATCTTTTTTATCTGCCTTTGTTTTTTTAGCTTTAAATACGCCAATAGCTTTATTTCTTGTAGCCTCATCTCTAATACCAACAAGTTTACCTTCAGGATTTACTTGTGATACGGCAAATGTTCCATCTTGTTTTTTGGTTACTTGAAATACTCTTTGACCTACCTTAACTAAATCTTTGTTCTTAGATTTCTTAACTAATTCATCTAATATTTCTTCTTCTATTTTAGCTAATAATTCTTCTGATTTCTTTTCTTCTTCTTTAAGTTCGTTAAGTGTTTTAGATTGAAACTCTTCTCTTCTCTTTCTTCTTTCTTCAGAATTTCTTTTCTTCTCTTCTGCTTTTATTTCTTTATCTGTTTTTCCAACAACTTCTTTACCAGCCACTTGTAAATTAAGTTTTGTCTCTTTTTTGTCAGATTGCAATGAAACATCTTTTAAAATTCTCTCTGCTTTTTCTCCAGATATTCTTCTTACAAGACCAGTTTCTTTTTCTTTTAATTTAACAACAGCTTTTCCTTTTTTGTCTCTCGCTCTACTTACAAATTCATATTCTTTACCATCTATTTTTACTACTGGTATTGATTTACCTTGCTTAGCTTCCGTTCTTACTCCTTCTTGAGGGAATTTAGAAATACCAAAAGACGCTATCGGTCTGTTAGAATCTTCATTAACCTTTCCTAACTCTATTATTTCATTATTTGTTTCAAATACAATAGTGTTTCGATTGGTATCATCTATCTTAATCATACCTTCTTTTGATCCAATATATCCTTTTTGACCGATATTATCAGATAAACTACCCTCTATTCTTTGTTCAGTAACTTCTTGTCTTAAAGCCTCTATCTCGTCTTCTGGAATAGTTATTACCTCATCTTCTTGTATTTCTAAATCTTCATCTTTAGGCGTTACTATTTCTTCTTGTGTTTTAATGTTTTTTTTGTTAATTTCTTGTTTTTGACTGTCTGTTAAATCATTTTCAGATATTTCAACTATGCCTGCATCTATAGCAAAAATATTTCCGTTATCATCTTTTATAAAATTGTCAGACGTATCTGATATTCTTAAAAACTTACCATCTACATTTACAACAAAGTTATCATTTCCTATATTTAAAAAACCTTTAGACTCTAAATAAGAAGAAACCTCTGATTGAGAAGCGGTCTCTCCTTTTAAATAATTTTGTTTATATATAGGGTTTTTAACTCCATTTTGCTCATAATAACCTATAACCTCAAGACTGCCATCTCCAATTAAATTACTTATTGAAATTGCATCCTTTACTCTTGGCATAAACCCCTCATTACTTCCGTAAGGCTCTCCTATCTTTATAACAGTTTTTCCATCTTTACTTATATAAACAGAATGCTCACTTCCTTCAGCTAAGAATTCATAGTCATTTAAAAAATCACCAATAAAACCTTGTCTAGATAGAGAGATTTCTATTTTATCTAAGTTATTATTATTAAAATCTAACTCTACAGAATTTATTTTTTCTTGCAACCCGACATTACCTTCTTGCTGTGTTGTGCTAACGGTTTGTTCTTCGGCTGTGGTTGTAGGCTTTTCTTCACTGGTGATTTGCCCATCAGTTTGCTTTCTTTTTGCATCTTCTTCTATTTTTTGGTTATATAATTCTTTTGCTTTGTTGTTTATTGATTCTGCATTTATATTTATTAAAGTTTCTTCTTCTCCTTTATCAATCAATGCTTGTTTTAATATACTTTTTGCTTCATCTTTGAATTTAGTCTGAACTTCTTCAGGTAATAAATCAAATGATGTTTTACTTCCATCTATTAACGCATCTCTGTTAGAAATCAACGAAGTGTATAATTCTTTTTGAGCATCTAATAATACCTTCTTTTCTTCTTTAGATAATTCTTTGTTCTCATTTATCTTATTAGCCTCTTGAAGCATATTATCTATTTCTGTATTTAAAGATTCAATAGCACTTACTCCTCCAGCATCTTTCTTAACCTTATCTATTATAGATAAATTGGTCTTATCTATATTTGATTGTATCTTAGAAATTCTATCGGAATATATAGCTTTAGTTTCTTCACTAACATTTTCACCAAGTTTTCCTTTCCAATAATACAACTCTTTTTCAAGTTCAGAAATCTTATTCTTGTCAGAAGTAGATGCAATTCTATTTATAACACCTCTACCCATAAGTGGGAATATTTTAGATATTAATGTAAATGTTGTAGTATCTTTTATTACATCATCAATAGATTGACCTATATTCACGCCATCTTCATTAAGCACAAATACTCTTGATAAGTCCTGGAATATTTCAGCTAAAGACTCTTCCGTGTTCTCTTTTAATAAATCAGTACCAAGTTCTTTTGCCTCATCTAATCCTTTTTTGGTCCAGCTTTTCCAAAATATATTAGCAGTCTCTGGTTTTGAAAGTAGCGAGTTAAATGATTTGGATAACCTTAAGGCTGTTGGCAAATTACCTAATATATCAGCTCCTCCAGTAATACCTCCGTGAATCAACTTCTCAGCAAACGTATGTACTTTACCTATCTCTCCAGGCTCAACTAAACCTCTTTTAAACCTCTCTTCAAATTCTTCAGATTCACCAACACCTCTACCAAAACCTGATGAAAAATAAACGGCAGATTGTCTTAATAAAGGCATAGCTACTTTTCCATATCCAGCAAGCATAGGTAAAGCCATTTGACCTGTTTGAGTAGCTGTTACATCTGATACATAGTTTAGTAAACTACTTGCGTTAGTTACTTCCTTTACATCTTCTCTTACAAGTTCTTTTTGTTTCTCTAACTCTTTAGAAAAGTCGTAGTAATTATAATCTTTAAATACTTTATTGAATAGGTATGAGTCAGCTCCTTGTAAAGGAAGACCTATTTTACCTTTAAGTTTGTCTGATAATTCAGCTAATGTTTGAATTGTCTTAATAGTTCCATTCACTGTCTCTGCTGCCGATAAATAAACCTTATCTCCAAAAACACCATCGTAACTTCTTCTTGAGTTATCGAAGTCGTCATAAGCATCTTCTTTTCCAGTGAATGATTTATCAAATTTCTCTATGTAGTTAAGTTGAGTATCTAATGCAGAATTAAAGTCGTCTGCTTTAGATTTAATTTCTTCCTCTAACTTACTAACTATTTGCTTTAAATTAGGATTTATAGGGCTAGATGCAGCTTTATCTTTATTAGTTTCGTAGTAAGATATAAAATCTAAATCATCTTGATTCTTATCTTCTTTATTTAAAAGACCATTGTATATATCTGTAGCGTAATCAAAGTTACCAAATATTATCTGGTGGTTTAATACATTCTTAGTTTGCTTTAAGTCATTATAAAAACCATCTACCTTCTCTTTATTTAATTTTAATAGGTTTGAGTATTTTACAGACTCTTTATTTAGTGTATTGTATTTTTCAAAATCATTTATTCTTAATGCATCTTGAATTTTAATAACTTCACCAGATTTAGGGTCTACATATTCTTCATTTTTTATTTCGTTTAAGAATTCAGCGTCTTGATTCTCAATATAATTATCCTTAGCTTCCTTTAATTTTATCTCTTTTGCTCTTTCTTTTAATCTCTCAGGAGTTACGCTTTTACCTTCTTTTTCAAACTCTTGCTTTGCTTTATTAAAGTATTTATCTACAGATGTTTTATCAGCTACAACTCCAGTGCTTCCTATTACTTCACTTGCTTTCTCCCCAATACCAAATGGCAAATTAGAAGCTAAGGCTAAGGCTGTATTCCAAGAGCCTCTTGCAAAATTTTCTACATTATTAAGAAATCCTTTACCAGCTAAAGCATCTTCGAAATCTATGCTTTCTTTGGTTAAGTAATTATCAAGACCTTCTTGTTGAGACGCTTTTCTTTGCTTTTGTTTTTCAGACACCACTACGCTTAATGGGGATACTGGAGCAACTTTAAAATCATTATCAACTTGAGCAGATACAGCTTCCGTAAATGTATTTGGTTTTACATTGAACTGAGAAGTTATATCTACTACAGGTTTTTTATCAATTACAGTAATTTCTTTCTTCTTCGCTTCTTTAAATTCTTTTGACTTTTGCTCTGTAAAAGACTGAACAGGTGCGCCAAATAAGGCTTTATTTTTCCCAACAGAAGATGCCGAAGCCCCAGTTTGAAGAGGTTTTCCTCCAACCGAAAAAGACTTTGCTTTCGTTTGTTGTACAGGAGATACCGAAGGAGCTTCTTCTGAAGTACCAGTCGATTCTACTTTTTTTTTTGACGTTACGCTTGAGTATTTCTGTAAGAACGAGTCTTTATCTTTAGAGTAAAGACCATCTCTTTTTACAACCTCATAAACCTTGTCTTTATAAGGCTCATCATTAGACCATTTATTTTGAAATTCATCAAAGGATTTTGTGTATTTCCCCTCTCTTACTAATACTTCGTATAATTTTTTTAATTCGTCCATTTTTATGTGTAAATTATTAATCTAATTCAGCCTTCTTATTAAACCCAGCTAACTCTCTGTATTTATCAAATAACTCATCGGTAGAACTTAATCCTAATGCATTTGCTACGTTACCAGCTTGGTCATCTGCTTCTCTAGGTATAACTAATTCGTTTCTGTTAGTGGTCTTTATTCCAGACAAACTTCTTTTAGCTAATTCAAGTTCATTCTTCTTTTCGTTATAAGCGTCTGTATTACTTCTTAATGAAGCAAGTTGTTTTTCTATGTCACTAACGTCTTCTTTTGTATATGTTTGACTTTCTGTACCAGTAGGCTCTGAATACTTAACTTTTATGAATTCTTTACCTTGTGCATTCTTAACCATATATACGTTAAGTAATACAAGATTATCTACTACCTTAGTACCAACAGGTTTTCCTTTTTCATTATAAACATTCACCTTCAAAGAAGATACTCTAGGGTTTTTAGCCCCAGAGGCATCCCAAGCGTGTCCTTTACCTCCTCCAGGTAATCTAAAGTCAGTAGGTTTAATTATTTCCTTCTCGTCACCTTTACCTCCTCCATTATTACTAGGTGGCGCTCCATAACCTCTCTCAACTTCTTTACCGTATGATTTAGCCATATTATCATAAAAGTACTTAGATGCCGCTTTCTTTTCGTCATCAGTCCAATTACTTGTTTTTCTTACTTTAGTCGTAGGCTTTATTTCAGATTGATACCACTTTGTCATCGCTGCATTATCTCCAGCTAATGCGTCTGCCGCTAATTGTATAGCTTCTCTTTGAGGTTGAGCCTCTGGAGAATTTATATCTCTAACCTTAACATTGCTATAATAACTACCACTTTCTTTTAATGGAGCTGTAACTCTATCTACAACTTTTTTATATTCATCATTTAATTCAATATCCCCTACAAGATTTAGATTGTCTTTTACAAACCCACCTATATATTGAGGCTCTCTCTCTGTGCCATCTTGGTCATACAATTGAACAAATCCTCTACCATCTTTAAATATGTACTTAGCCTTACCATCTCTAAGTTGTTGTAAATCAGACATTACTTCATCGTAATTATCTTTATTTAACTTACCAGATTTAGCCAAGTCTTCAGCTGTCTTAAAGTAATCTGCCAAACCTTTGGCTTCATTTGTTATGGTATTCATTTCGTTTACAGTCTTATCGTATTCGTATAGATACCTAGAATCTCCTGTTTTTTCGTATAGCTTTTTATTCTCTATTGCACTATTGTAAAAGTCTTTATATAATTTAGACATAGATTCATCATATCCAGCTAGACCAGAAGCTGAATAAGCATTAGGGTCTTTTCTATCTTTTAATTCATCTGCCTTTGCTTTCGCTATAGCTGCTGCCTTAGTTTTTTTAGCTAAGTCTATCTTATCAAATTCAGCCTTAACCATTCCTCCAAAGTCAGGACCTTGAATCGGTTGTACTTGAGCGTATGTTCCTACATTACCTACTACTGCCATTTCTTTTTATTCAAAAATTAAATTACCACTATACGGATCAACAGAATAACCTCTTAAGTTATTACTTATATTTGCTTTTCTTTGAACAGGTGTTGTTAAAGAAGGTATATTGTAATTGCCAAATAAAGGTTGATTTTCTAAATAATTCATAGCTCCTAAACCACTTCCTCCTGTTCTAGTTAAAGTATTGTTTAAACCACTGAAAGCTTCATTCATTTTATTTGAGGAAGTATCTAATGCCTTTGTAGCTTGTTCGGCTGTTTTAGTTAATCCTTTAGTAGCTTCATTAGACTTACCTAAAGCCCCAAGACCAGCTATTCCTGTTTGAGCTATCCCTCCAATACCTTGCCACATCTGTTGATTACCAGCATTGTATTGTGAAGACAATCCTGATATATCTTGCATCTCTCTTTGCTCTTGCATATTTCTAATGTTAGCTTCGTCTTGAGCATACATTTGGTCTATCTGTTTTTGTTGCGCATCTAATTCAGCACCAATTTGTCTATTAAGCATTTGATTACCTGCCTCAACTCTACCAAGACCACCAAGTACACCTCTAACGCCAGCTCCTTGTAAAGCGCCAACTTGTGTAGCAGCTAATCTTGCCTGCTCCTCTCTTTGTAGGTCTGCACCTAAAGTAGAAACTTGCATACCTTCTGCAACATTATTAAACTCTTGTCTTTGATAATTATCTAGGGCATTTTTTGCGTCTCTCGCATCTTTTGCTCCCTTTATAGCTTGGTATCCAGAACCTAATAGTCCTACACCTGCCATTGCAATACTCGTAGCTGCGGCCATCTTATATATTTTTTATAGTATTTTTATTAATTCAGTTGTTCCTCTTGTTCCTATAGAGAACCCGTTCTCTACATATTTATTAATTAAATTCTCGTTCTTAATAGACGAAAACACAATTGAATAACCTAACTCTTTAGCTGAGAAAGATAACTCCTCTAACACGCTTAAAATAGCCTTATTTCTTTCTTCTGATGTGGTCTTAGGATTTGTAACCATAAACTCTATCCACACCATATTGGAATTAGTGGTGTACATAAAACCACAAGCTAAATCTTTACCTCCTTCTGAAGCTATAACTCCATTGAATTTACCTAAATCATATTGCGGTAATGCCTTGATTGATGGGGCTGGAAATCTCCAAAAACCCCACCACTCTGTTAGCATTTTATAATCAGTATGTTCAGCAATTCTTATATCCATATTGCAAAGATAAAGTATTTATTCAAAAGATTTTGCGACTTCTGAATTTATAGCGTACACCTCAGCATAACCTGTGGTTTGTAAATTAAATCGTGTATTCATATAATACCCTCTAATACCAGACGTTTCAATTGAGCTAGGTTTTGAAGATAATATAAAGTCTCCTATATTTACTATGAATGTAATAAATGGTTCAGGTGTTATACTTATGTAGTCAGGTCCTATTCCAGAAACTGTTCCAAATAAATTTCTATTTGTGTTATATATCTTATCTCCAACACTAACTGAACTTGGTACTTCGCTAAGGAAGTAGTCAGATCCAATTATATTCTGGATAACGCCCAATCCTGTTACAGATAATGTCTTTAAATCTAAAGAATCTAATCCTCTTATGTATGAGTAATAAACATTTTCTTTATTAAGAAAGTCAGAAGAATATGCGTATCCATTCTGCATATCTGTACTAACTTCTACATTCCAAGCTGAATTACCTTCTATAGATATATTCTTAAATATCTTTCTTGTTGAAGGCTCTTCATTAAAGTTAAATGCAAATGTAGATTGACCTAATGTTCCGTAAAAGTTATTATAAGACCCCACATTGTGCTTGTAAACATCTGCTCCTTTGAATGATAGGAATTCATTGTTCACTCTCAACATACTATCAGGGTCAAACGATTGTCTACCTAAAAATCCATTTACCTCTGGAGAGTAAGACCAAGTAACATAATCATACTTAACTGGTAAAGATGTATAATCTTTCCCCTTAATTTTGTACTTGATATTCATAATGTATATGTCAAAGAATGCATCATACTGACCAATTACATTTACAATTTCATTATCTCTAAATAAGGTTTTAAAGTAATCCCTCATTCCTGAATTACTTATCTCACTAAGACCATTAGAGTTATTCATACCTAATACAACACCTCTCTTGTCATCAGTACAGAAAGCATTTGTTCCGTAGTCATCATAAGACTCAGGGTGTGATGATATTCCGTATTCTCCAGCATATAAAACTTGTTGACCTAATACATCTTCAATTCTTGATAGGTTAGTTGTTGCGTCTGTGTTATATAATAAATCCTTACCATACAATACCTTACTCCATTTATCCTCTTGAATTACAAGTAAATCAGTTTGGTCTGAATCAAGTCTTATAATACTTCCGTATTTCTTAACTAAATCATCCTTATAATTAGCTAAAGATAAATTGAATTCATTAAGTTTATTAACTCCAGTGCTTTCCTGATAAACACCAGAATATGTTAAATCAGCATATCTATTTACTTGTCTATATATGTCTTCCGTTATAGATGTTGGATTTGAGTTTATATAAAATCTTTTTCCATTAAACGAATCCTTAATAGTGTTACTTTCGCAACCATTTCCAAAAGTGAAACAGTTAAATGTTTTCTTTAATATATGTACATTTGGAGCTAATGCATTTCCAGAAAAATGATTTCCACCAACGACATTATATGTTTCTACACTTTCAAAATAAGGTGCATTTAATTGCTCTTCTTTGTAGTTTTCAAATATTAAAGTTCCAGATGAAAATTTAACATCAAATACCACATTTAAACGAACATTACTTCTTGCTGTACCGTCTCTATTAGACGCAACATAAAATCTTTTATTTTCATCCCAGCCAAAATCCTGAAGTCTATCTTCTGCAAAGTTTAACCAAGCTTGATTATCAGCTATTTCAGCTTCCCACCATTCTCTAATAGAATCGTAATCATCTTCTGCGAATTTTATTATCTCTACTTGTTGGTCGAAAGCTCCATTCTTAAACATATACATCCTAACAAAGAATCTTATTTGACTGCCATTCTTAACTGGAGTAGGAATAAAAACAGGAACTGTCGAATCATCAAACTCACCAAACAAAGGAGCAGTATAAACTTCATCTCCCCTCATATATCTTTGACTTCTAAATCCTTCGTACGTTACAAATGTGTCTCCATCTATATTTATATCGAAAGCTCCTTGTTTTATCTTAAAGTAAAGACCACTTGACTCAAGAATAGGATCTCCTCCAGATGTTTCGTTGTCTGGCAAAAAGTCTTTTAGTTGGGTAGCTACCTCCAACACTTTTATCTGTATTGGTATTTCTGTAGGTCCTGAGTAATCTGATTTTAATTCTAGTACATCACCTTCTTTTATTTTATTTTTGTTTTCACCAACTAATTGTATCCATCTATAAATACCATCTTCATAAACAACATTTCCATATATTGTGTCATACTCTCTCTTTGTTTCCTTTATAGCAAATTTATAATACTTAGCCCAAGAAGGTGGATTACTTGCCGTAGTAACTCTTATCGAATTAACTCTTTCGCTTTCTGATGCAGGAATATAAACAGATGTTTCTCCACCACTTATAACTGTGGTTTTTCTTCCTTTGTCATCTAAATATATTACATCACAAGTATAGTTTCTATTTGAGTGCATACTTGCAAAAGCATCTTCACTATAAAGACCAAAGTTTAATGAGTTTATTAAATAAAAATCATCTTTATTTTCTTGCCAAGTGCTTTCTTCTGTAACAAAATACTTTACATAAGGCATTGTTATTGTCAATATGTCTCCAGAAACACTTGTAACAAATGGCTGAACACTAACTATATCTCCAGCATTACTTGCCTTAGAATTCGGATTTAAAGGGTCGTAAAACGCAGATGAAAATGTACCTTCGAAATCAAGTACAAATCCAGAGTTTGTCATAAAATCATTTAAGTCGGTATAAGAATCTGTTAGGTTATAGAAATATGTAAATGCAGGTTGAACTTCATATACCAAAGAAGATTGTAATTCAAAATCAAAACGCATTTGTATTCCAGAAACAAATTCAAAATCAGTAAAATCAAATGATGCTGAATAATCTATAATTGTATCTCCCGCTAATGTTGAATCGTATCCTCCATCTTTAGGATAACACAATTGGTCGTATGCATAGTATTTGTATTTTGACACATATATTTTAGGACCTACAACATAATAAGCATTATATTCTAAATCTAAATCATAAATCATACCATCATCAGAAACAACATAAAGCTTTAAGTTATATATTGTTGCTAAAGAAATAGGCATAGTATATGTTATATTTTCTTCTCCAGAAACATCTATTGTAGAAAACAATGTAGTACTTCCATCTTTTACATATACTGAGTATGTTGAACCGAAATAAACTCCTTTTGGAGATACCTTTAAAATTAAATCTATATTTGTTGCAGATGGAAAATCAGTTGTTCTGTCTACAATAATTGTATTTGTTTCATAATCTATTTCATCTACAGGAGCAGAGCCACCTTCTGGCGTTCCAAATTCAAAGTCTACTACATTTGAGTATGTCGTGCTTTTAACAACATCAGATACAATTCCTTCCTTTTCATCTATAACCAATGATGATGAGAAATAATCTACATTTAATTTCACAGGTTCTGGTATGTCTCTTCCTTCTGTAATATTACCATAGACTAATCTATTACCAATTGCAGATTGTGCTTTTGCTTTTAATGGAACATTATCAAAATTTCTAAAGTATTGAGATTCCTCTAATACACCATATATTTTATTTCCATAGAAGTTGTATGTAATTGATTGATTAGGTATGTTCCATCCTTCTTCACTCTTTATAAACTTATCTATTATATATACGGTAGAACTTTCACTTTCCTTAAATAATAAATCAATACCTATAACGTGTCTATTCCCGCAATTAAAGCTTATATTAACTGTATTTGCTAAATTAACCATACCTAAGTTTTCATAGGTTTGATAATCTAATGCAAATGAAGAAGGTAAAAATGCAACTTGACTCCAGGAAGATATTGCTGAATAATACCCATCTTCATATTTATATCTATAAGCAAATTGTAAAAATTTATCTTCTAAGAAATTAGTTAATTCTGTGGTAACTGTTGATTGAAGAGTTATTATAGGAGCGTATATCGGAGAAGGTTTCATTACAGATACCTCATCTTCCGTAAAACCATCAATACCATAAGTCTTAGCTCTCTCTATATTAATTATTCTTGGAGGGTTTAGACCATCAGTCCAAGACAATAAATCATAACCTTCTACACTTACAAATAAGTCAGAATGCGATATGCGATATTCATTATCAAAATTCAATACACCTGTTCCGTGAGTTGACTGAAGTACTATCTCTGTGGTATTATCAATTATATTATATTGAATAACATAGTCATAAGAAGGAGATGCTACAAAATAGAAAGCCCTATTCTTTGCATCATCCTCTATACTCCCAATTGTTTCAGAATTAGCTATATTTAAAGACGTAACTTTTAAATTACCCTTTACATTCTTTAGCACACCAACACCTCCATTATCTTCAGAAATAACCATTACATTCTCTGCATCAGTCATCTGACCATTAGGCGTCAATCTTTCATCAAAATCTTTATTAACCGTTGCCTTAAGAAAATTATTTTTTATTTTAGCCATTTCTTTCTACCATTAAATAATATGAATAATTCACCGCCTCTTAAATCTAACATTCTGATATTAGCATTTTGTAGGTCTCTATAGTAGTCTTTCTTAGCTCTATTAATTATGTATTCCTGAACACCATACTTATTATTTAAGATAGCATACTTCACATAACTATATAAGGCTTGCTCAGCTAATTTATGTACCATCACTTCGTCTCCGTTATTATATTCAAGACCATCAGATACATACTCTAATACAATTACTCTACCACCAATATTAGAAGAGAATGACATCACACCTTTTCTCTTGTCTATACTAAAGTATCCATTTGCATTAAGTGAAGGATTAATCCCATAGTTAGGACCAGTTAGGTCGTGATCACAATAACTATTATCTCTACTAACTACTCTTTCGTTATATTTCTTAAATGTTTCTGTTTCATTAGCCTCTAAAGGATATCCGTTTTCATCAAACAATATATTGAATTCGTGGTCTTGTAAATAAGCTGTACCAATTAATGTTCTTGAATCTTTAGACAATGTTCTTAATAATCCATCATTTCCTAATACAGAAACCCTAACATACGAAACAAAGTCGTGAGGGAGTGTAAGTAATAAAGAATCACTTAACTCTAACTCTACAACCTTTACTTCCTTTAATGTATCATAATTAAATTCCTGAATACCTCTCTTAAAGTGTTGTAATACATTATATCTCTTTACATTAGATAGTAACCTATCGTCTCCAATTTGTTCTAACATAAAATTATTAACCAATTGAGATAGAGATACATACTGATAACTACCCCAATTATCCTCGTTATTATAGTAATTTATTGGTGGTAAAATTTGGTGTGCCATCTATTATATTTTATAATTGTTCGTTATTTGTACTTGCGGTTTCCATTGCTTGTGCTATCTGTACCACATCATTCTCTCTGATTTCAATACCACAATACCCTAATATCTTTATAACTAAATCTGAAAAGAATTGTTCTGGCAATTCAAAATCTTGATAGTCTGTTGCAGACGCATTAAACAAAGGGTTTCCTCCAACACTTAAGTAAGTCCATTTCGGTGCTTTAGGCTTTCTGATATAAGTACCTATGATTGTAGCTCCACTAACTATTGGGAATATTCTATATTTACCATCAATACCAACATAAACAGGATACTCTGTTGTAGGAGATATTAAATTATTATTAAGTAATTTAGTTATCTCTAACTTACTAACTTCTTCGACTTCTATTCTTCCAGAAAATTGATTTGCTCCAGTTGGTAATCTTTCTATCTTAACACCCTTGTAAAAATCAGTTGCAGTATATTGATGTAAGCCACTTTCAGTTATTAAGGATAAATTAGCCTCAGAAATAAATACGTCAAATGCTTCTCTAATATGCTTTGGTATATCTGAAAATTCAGAGTGATACATTCTTGCATTCTGCTTAGATATAGCCTTAGAGTATTTATGAAATAACTCTTCGAATATAGCCATTTGCGCTAATTCAGAATATAAATTAAATTCCAAAGGACTAACATAGCCTCTATTGTCTTTATTTAATATAGCTAATACCGTAGTATATACTTGATTTATCATTTGTAAGTAAATTTATTTGCAAAGATACAAAATAAAAAAAAGCCCCTAATCAATAGAGGCTTTTGCATTTCACATAAAACGAAATGGGTGCGTATTATTTAATCTTACTTTGAACGTACTTGTTAAAGGCTTTTCCTTCGTCTGTATCATTCATCCATCTTGCAAGTGTATTAAACTTGTCTGTCTCGTCAAATGGAACTTTACATAATAATGTTTCACCATTATAGAATGCATTTCCTTTGTATTGAGCAAGATTTAATTCTGTAGCCCTTACAGCTAATCCCTTCAACTTAGTTAGATCATCTGAAGCTAACTTCATAAAACTTTCTGGGTTTGATTTAGCATATAAGAATACATCTCTCTTAACCTCTGCTGTTTTCTTAGATAATACTGAACTACCATATAATGATAATGCAATACTTTCAATTTCAGGTAAAGTTAATGCCATAGCTGTTTGTAATGATTCCATTTCGACCTCTAATGAACTTAACTCTTTCTCAGCAATTTCATCTGGTTTAAATTCTTCAAATACAATACCATTGTCAGGTGTAATCTCTAAGAATTTTTGTAATTGTGGATTTGTTCTTGGAACAGTAAGTTTACCATTCTGAAAGATAATTGAGCCTAAGATAACGTCTCCGCTTTGTTCATCTTCAAATACAGATTTTTGATTTGTTCCATAACACAAACTCTTTAATGTTCCTTCTTCTTCATCAAAGAATTGTAATGGAGACCCTTTCTTATGTCTATTTCTTAAGAATAGTTGCATAGGTGGATTCTTTGTAAGTAAGACGTATGTCTTGTCTTTGACTGCTTCTTCAGTCTTTTTAGCTTTTACTGCCATATTAAATTAAATTAGAATTATTCTGCAAAGATACGAAATAAAATAAGTTGTAATTTTAACTTTTCGTTTAGAAGTAATTATATATATTTGTAAAAAAAATAAGTATGGCATACGTTTATAGACATATACGAAAAGATACAAATCAAGTGTTTTATATTGGCATAGGAACAAGGTCAGGGCTTCATAGAGCAAAAAGCAAATCTTGTAGAAATAAAATATGGAATAGTATTGTGTCTAAAACAGAATATGAAGTAGAAATACTTTTTGAAGACGTTTCTTGGGATTTTGCTGTTGAAAAAGAAATTGAATTTATAAAACTATATGGCAAGATTATAGATAAAAACGGAACATTATCTAATTTAACTGATGGAGGAGAAGGATGCGCAGGTTTTAGTCATTCAGAAGAAACTAAAATAAGATTAAGTAAAAGTAAAAAAGGAGAAAAAAATCCAATGTATGGTACAGTATCGCCAAATAAAGGGAAAAAAACTTCAGAAGAAGTAAGAGAAAAAATAAGATTATCAAATACAGGTAAATTTAAAGGAGAAAAAAATCCTTACTATGGCAAAAAACACTCTGATGAGATTAGAAAAAAAATGTCAGATATACAGAAAACAATATCTAAAAAAGGAGAAGATAATCCTATGAGTAGAAAAATAATAAACTCAAACAATGGCAAGGTATATGACTGCATAAGAGAAGCCGCTGAAGATTTTGGATTTACATACTCAAAAGTAAAATGCCTATTAAATGGGAAAACAAAGGTAAACAACACAGGTCTTGAGTATCTATAAAAAAAAGAGAGGCATTACACCTCTCTTTTATTATTTATAACTTATTGATTTTCAAATAGTTACTAACCTTTAACAAGTACGAAATTATTACGACCCATCGTACATAAGGCTCTTTCTGTCAACATGTGTAGTTGGTTAGCATCTAAGTCTGAATTACTTACATTTCCAGCTCCACCAACGCTCCACACTTTATAACGTCTGTCTTCAGTAGCAGACTTACGGTATTTAACGTGTAAGAATGGCAAAGTAGCATTAGCTCCTAAAACTTCATCTCTAACTGTTTTTGTTCCAGAAGGACATAGAACAGAGTTGATTGCAGAGTTACCAGAGAACAAACCACGAGCAGTTGGATCATCTAAGTATTTCCATTGAGATTTGTAGATTTCGTAACCAGCAACTTTGAAACCTGAGAAACCTAAGTTTAAAGCTGTATCTTCGCTGTTATTGAAAGCTCCGTAAGAAGTACCTCCAACACCATAAGAATTTTGAGCAGCTAACAAGTAATCAATAGCTCTGTCTTGTTCGAAATCATTCATCATCATATATTCAGAAATAGCACCTTGTTTGTTTAAACGAGATAAGATTTCATCTACATCATCCATAGTAGAGATTACACCAGAGAATACGTTACCTTGAGCAACAGCTTCGAAGAAACCTTCAGTACCTGTGTACCCAGCAGTAGCAGCAGCAGAACCACTTTCGAAAGAAACACCCTCTACCATACCCATCTCGATATAGTCATCAAATCTTTGACGAGATTGCGCTCTTGATTTTAAGTACCATAAGTACCCATTACCACCTTCACCTTCAACTTCAATCCAACCAACTTGAGCCATATCAGAACCATTAACTTCATCTAATTCCTTGATGATGATTGGTTTGTTATCAAAGATGTCTGGAGTAGCCTCTAAAGATTCAGCTCTACCATTAGTTCCTTTTCTATACTCATTAGAGTAAGTGAATACGTTGATTCCTGAAGCAGCTAAAGCACCAGTATTACCAGCAGTACCGAAACCAGCAGATGTAGAAGCAGCAACTGTAAATGTATTTGCGTCTTCCGCTGTTACAATACCTTTCATTTCAACTGTACCATCATTTAAGATTACAGTATCATTTAAACGGAAAGAATGTCCATTCAAAGTAAATACAGCTCCTGAACGAGTTACACCTGTACCAACTGGTCTTAAACGACCTTCTTCAGACCATTTAATTAAGTCAGATTGGATAGCCATCTCTTGACCCATTTTCTCTAAGAAACCTTTTAACGATTGGTTTCCGTAACGAGCGAATTCTTTTTCATACAATTCAGGTAAGAATTGATTTGTGAAGTCGAAATCAGAAGCATCTAAGTAGTTGCTATTTAAGATTTCTTTTGTTGCAGTAGGAGTTAATTTTACTCCTGGACTTGAATTTAATGCCATTTGTGTGTGTTTTTGTTTTTTTTATTATTTCTTTTTTATACTAATTTAAACTTTGTGCCAGTAGATATGCTCTCTGGCGCTCTACGCATTCCCATATCTATGTTCTTACTATTTCTAACCTCATCCTCTATAGCCTTAGCCTTAGCTGTTTCATATACGTTTGATAAGATTGATTCGTAGTTCATAGCTACATACAATGCTTTGTGGTATCCTTCAGGGTCTTTGATAAAACCATTCTCATCTAAGAACTTTCCTAAAAAATTCATCACGTTTGATTGTGTCTCTTTCGTAGATTGAATATTTGAAGGTTTGTGATTAATAACTTCTTCACCAACTTTAAATTCAAAACCTTTGAATTCATTGCTAAATAAATTATCAGTCTCCTTCAAGAATATTTCATTCTGTTTTTGAGATAATTCCTCTTGCCCTTTAATAGAATCTACAAACTCCTTAGCACTTTTATATTCAGCTGGAATTTCTGTATCACTAGACCCTAATGGTACAGCATATTTTTCCTTTTGTTTATTAAAGTATTCTAAGGCATCTGCGTGAGCCTTCTTAAATGCACGAGTCTTTTTTCTTATATCCTTGTCATCATCAAGGTCTTCATCATAAGCGTATGCATCTAAAAATTCATCTTGAATATCTTCATTGTCGAATTCAGGATTCATTTCTCGCATATACTTCTTAACAATATCTTGTTCGTCTAATTCAGAAAAGTCTTTTTGGTATTCTAAAAAATCATTATACCCCCTACCTGTTTCCTCTTTAAACTCTAAGTACTTCTTAACATCTTCTGGTAATTCCTTGCTTTCGCTTTTAGGAGCTACCTTAGATAATAATTCTTCCTTAGTCTTAAGGTATTCTAATACGTCATCGTCATTATTAAATGTAAGAACTTGTTTGTCTTCTATAATCTCATCAGGTGTATCATTTGTTGTTGTAACCGAATCTGTAATTTGGTCGTTCACTTCAGACACTCCTTCATTGTCAATGATCACATCATTATTTTGAACATCAGAGTACTCAGACCCTTCTAATTTCATTTTAAACATATAGTATTTGATTTAATTAAATTTCTCTGCAAAATTACAAAATAATAGTTTTTATTTATCGTGGTTCGAATTCTGATAATTTAAACATATATTAGACTTGTTTTATTTGGTCTATTTCCACTTAAGTAATTATTCAGTGTAGATATATTTATATTTCTAGCCACAGCAGCTTCTCTTACGCAATAATAATATATTCCACTATCTAAATCTAAGACTAATTTTGATTTGTAATTATTTTCCCCAGATATACTTTTGCTTCTTTTTTCTAAGCACTCTTTTGATAACACCCTTCCTTTTAATGCGTTGGATATTTTCTCCCTTCTTTCTTTTGAAAATACAGTTCCTTTATTGCTTTCTGATATTTTCTTTCTAGTTTCAATAGATACTTTTCTACCTACTAATCCTTTTGATATTTTTATTTTACTTTCTTCTGTATGCTTAAATCCTTTAAGTGAATTAGATATTTTCTCTTTAGATTCGTCTGAATGATTTTTGCCAAGCATATTTTTATTGCCTTTTTTTGATTCAGATATTTTATCTTTAGTTTCTTCAGTATGATTTTTACCATACATTGGATGTTTTTCCCCAGAAAATTTACCCTTCATTACAATAGACATATTCTCTATTTGCTCTGCGCTTCTTTTTTTACCTTTATTAGAAAATCCTATTTTTGACTTTGTTTCTTCTGAATGCTTACCACTAAGAGAATCTGTTTCTGTAAGTTTACAATTCAATCCTTCATTTCCTGTGGAGTTATAATGATCTTGCCAAAACCTTTCCTTTTCGTTTAATTCGTTTATAAAGCACTCTTCAATAATATCAAAACTATGATTTTTAAATCCATAACTTAAGATAGAATTATACAATCTAACTTGATTTTTACAGTTGTTATTTCTGTATTTTCTTATTCTGCTGTTTATATTTGTACTTTGACCTATATATATTTTCCCAGACGGAGAAGTTATCTTGTATATTCCTATCATATTTTTTTATTGCAAATATAACTATTTTTTATCTAGGGTCAAAAGAACTTAAGTCAAACCCATTAAGACTATCTTCATTACTCTCGAATGACACCGCAGGTAAATCTTTTTTACGTTGCTCTATCATCTTAGATTGCTGTGTAGCTTGTAATTTTGTTCTCTCGTCTTTTCTATCCTCCTTCATTTGTTCTTTGGTCTTCATACCATCAACCTCAATCCCCTTAAGTTGCATTTGGTATCCAAACTCTTTCTCCATAAGCATAAGCTTCATTTCAACTTCAGCCTTCATCTTCTCTATCTCGGCAGCTACTCTTGCTTGCTCTACCATCGCTTTACTTTGACCTTCTAATTGAATTAACTGAGCCTTGCCTTCTGAAGCAGCTTGAGCAGATTGCATATTACCTTGAGTTTGAGCATTAATTTCTTGCATTTTTTGCTCTTGTCTCTCCTTCATTCTCTTCTCCTTCTTAATTGAAAGGTATTTAGATGCTAAGGATAAATTCTTAATACCAAGAATAGCATACTTATCTTCTACACCAAGATTTCCTTGTTGAATTTCAAATGTAATATCCCCTTCTAATTTAGCTCTTTCTTCTTCGTCAGGTGTTAATTCGATGTTTATAGCAAAGTCGTGGATATACATATTCTTAATCTTATCCAACGCAGTAACATTGTTAGCTGATATTTTATTTATCAAGTCTTGTTTGGTCTCAGAGAATTGTAATACGTCTGCAATACGAATTGTAATGCATTTAGCTAACTCTCTTGTAACAAACATACTGCCTGCTAATATGTGTCTTGTCGCTACATTTGAAGAATACGCTGCCATCTTTTGAATACCAACTAAACTATTCTTATCAGGATTACTTGCATCAATAGCTTGATTAATTCCTGTTACAGATGCAATCATATCCATAGATATTTGAATTGAATCCCATAATGAACTAATCTTATCTTGACCTGATGAATGTCTAATCTCTTGAATAGGCACTTTAGCATTGTTAAATTCACCGCCTACATTAGAACTTCTACCGATAACAGAACCTGTTTGGAAGTACATATTCATAGCGTCTTCTACGGTGTATTTATTTCCACCACCAAGATTAATACCTACTAGCCCATCAACATCAATGTATTGACCATCAGGAACAACTCTTTGTTTTATTTGTTGTAGCTTTAACCAAGACATCTGAATGTCATCTGCAAATGGTATCATTCTGTTCACAGTTGAGTCTATATGTCCTTTATACATTTTAGGAGCAATACCAATGTAGTTAGGCTGTACTTTGTTTAAGTTTGATTTCTCCTTAACCATATTCTTACAAACCTCCCACTTTAATAAGATATTTGTTCCTAGTACTAAAATACCTTCGAACCACACCTCTTCAATCTTAGTTAATTTCTCAAAGTCGGCATCACCTGTTCCTTTATATACAAAGTCATTATCTTTTGCGATAACTTTTAATCCACCCTTTGAATTCTTCTTCTTCTTCCAAACTTTCTCTCTTGAGGTTTTGTAATTAAAGTACAATAAGCCTAATTTACCATCTAATACATCTTGAGATTGACCATTAAGGTTCAATTCATAATAGTTATTCCAAGATGAAGATATGCTTTGTAGTCTTTGTTTTTGCTCATCAGTTAGATTTGGAAATTCCTTATAAACTTCTGATAAATTTGTATTCTTGTATTCTCCGTAGTAGAAGCAATCTTGAAAGTAAGGGTCTTCTGTGTACGACCAAATTAAGTTTGCAGGGTCAACATATTCAATCTTAATTCCGTCTCCAGGAACGAATCTATGTTTTCCAAAACCAACACCAATCTCGATTATATCCTTCTCTATTTTTCTTCTTGTAATTTCGTTGTAGTTATTCTCTTTAAATACCGTTTCAACAGCTATCTCTACAGCTTGTTCAATTGGTGGCTTAAATTCAAACTCCATCTTAATATCTATCTCATCTTCACTTTCTGGTATTTGATCTAAAGGAACAGAAGTTACTTCAATCCCAACATCATTCTTTATTTTTTGAGCTAACTCCTTCCCAATCATATCTGTCTTAAGATTCTCTCTCTTCTTTGATTTTTCTTCAACAGATGTAGGGTCTACTGCAATAGCATTAATAGAGAATTCTCTCTGAGCCATTCCATTAGCAATTATATCTACATACTTAGGGATAACTGGTATAACCTTCCAATCTAAATTCAAATAAGACATATCTCCATTAACAGCGAAGTACTCCTTATATCTTGCAACACTCTGCAATCCATTAGCATACATTCTTCTCTTGTGAAATTCATCTCTTTGTTGATAATACTTACAGGTAGAGCTTTCTCTTTTAAACCATTCTGCTTGAATACTTTCGCCAACTTGTAATCCATAATCTTTTCCCTTTTGAACCTCAAATGGTACATTTTGATTTGGAAAACTTCTGTAAGGAATGGAAATACCTTCCGCTTTCTTCTTTATCATTTTTTACTTTATTTATTATAAGTCTTAAAATTTATAACTATATCCTCAGTCACCTTCTGTGCTGGAGCATACATTTTTCTATTTACTGCCATTATAGCTAAACCAGAACTAATAGAGGCATCAAACTTTGTTCTATTATTAATATCAAACTTAATCCAATCCTTTAGTGTGTCATTAAACACTATATTCTGAGGCACTTCATCGTCATCTGCATTACTACCAACGTATTTCTCTATGTAAGATTCAATAGCTGTTGCGTGCATTTGCTTAACATCTTCAGAGGAGTTAGGCATACCTCCTAATTCTTTCTCTGTTGGTGAAAGCCTATTTTCAGCCTTATCAAAACGAGTTATACTAAAACCTCTATACCCTCTATTCTTAAAGTGATATAATAAACGTGGCTTATTATTCTCTGCTAATATAGGCATACCATAAAATACACACGCCATTAATACATCTTCAAAGAATATCTCTGCGGTTTTTGGTCTTGCTACATACTCTAAAAAGAACGTATGATTAGGTGCATTAGAAAAACTAAATCCCGTTAGTCCGTGTAAAGCTCCCTTTGAAGCTCTATTGGTATCTTCATCGTAAGAACCATCTTTTCTAACACCTTCTACTGTTCCTGATATATCGTATGTATCACAACCGAAAGCCCCTATATCTCCATTTAATGGGTATTTTGAGTGTCCTCCTGGACCACTTTTTGTCTCAAATTTATTCCTCATCTCCTCTGGAGGTATCCAAGATAGCTTAAATCTTCCTTTCTCATTAGGGTGGAAATCAACTATTGTATCTTTAATACCATCTCTCCATTGGAAATTACCAACCGCAATTTTGCTATCAGCATCGTGGTCTTCATTTATCTTTATTTGGTCTATTATCTTTTCTATGTTAAAGGTAGATTGCAACAACTCATCTCTAAATGCTTCATCTATAGTCATAGGGAATGCTCTTAATTCCTCATTATAAGAAATGTCGCTTTCCTTTCTCTTACTACTTCTCTTCGCCTCTAAGAATTGAACACTACCAATAGTCTTCTTATCACCATACACATTGTAGTAAAAACTACCCTTCTCTATAACTTCGTGGCAAACACCATATTTATCTGTGAATTCCTCCATATTCTTATGAGCTGGAAGAAAGTACGAGTACAACCCTGATGGTGTTCTACCTGTAATCTTATTTCTCTTCTTAATACTTGATGACTTGTATAGTTTGAAGAATTCTTCTCCACCCTTATTCATCGCATTAACGGTTGAGCCTATAAATGCCTTCCCTACAATTTTACCACCTGTATCGAATGTTGGTGATACTTGACCCCAATGCTTCTCGAAGTTAGCAGGCTTTTCCCACTTAGATGCCTCATCTCCAAGATATCTAAACATCTTTTGACCATCATAAGCTGAATCCTTTGTTGGTAAGAAGTCTACTAACGTATTTAAGTAATCATCTGTATTTGTATCTCTATTCTTCTTAGATAACTTACTCTTGTCTTGCGGTCTTGCAAAATCTAAGGCTTTCTTTGAATCTTCAATACCCCTTACAATAGGTTTAAAGAAGAATGGTAAATTAAGGAATGCATAACTAAACTTAGAGAATGCCTTTGCAGCATCATCATTAGTTTTTGATGTCATACCTATTCTTGCATTTGAAGTTGAGGTTGCATCATTAAGTAGTTGACATATAATTTGATAGGTATAACCTGTACGTCTTGATTTTACAAATAACTCACCTAAACATCGAGGGTCTACAATACAAGCCTCTGTGAAATAAAACATATCTCTTTGGGCTGTCCTGAAGTCCATATATCCACCTGAATCTTCCATCTTTACCCATTGAAGTGCAAAGTAATGACTACCAGTTAGATACTGAGGTTTTCCATTATTCATAAACCAGATACCCTCTCTTCTTCTCCTAAATTCCTCTATAATGTATTCAGTGTATGCTTCTGCGTTTTCTTGAGATAAACCACTTGGCACATCTAATCTTCTCCAATATTGATCTTCCTTCTTCTTATCCCAGAATAATATATCTTTTCTGTAAGGTACTTTTGGTAGAGTTATATTTAAACCACTAAGGTTTATTACCTCACCCCTTGTACCATTAGGGTCTAATATGATTGAATCATTTTCTTCATCATACCATTCTTTATAATAGTTCTTTCTTGGTAAAAACTCTCCACAAGCAAACTTCTCAGGATACCCTCTCTTAAACTCATTCTCCTTAAGATTAATTTTATCAGCATCTATTTGAAGTCTTAATTCAATAAGTGATGAATCAATTTCTACAATCGCTTGATGAATTGATGGTTTAACTGAAATAGCTAAGTGGTGTTTTGAAGGATCTAAATCATCGTAGTCAATCTTTGAACGTAAAGCGTCTCTAAGGACTCCTAAGGCAATATCTCCAGCCTTAACAAGTCTTACTACATATTTCTTAAATTTATCCTCAGAAGGAGCGTTTGTGCTGTTTTGCCATCTAAGTAGTAATTCCTTACCATACTTAAATGAATCAACCTTAGCCTTTACAATAGTCTTTACCTTGTCAGGTTCAATTAAAGACATATCAGTGCTATACTCTAATCCTTCGATTACAGTTTCAACAGCTATCTCTATATCTTTACTTAATCCTATCATAAATGCAATATAATTCTATTTTGATTAATCATATATAACTTCTCGTCAAATATCTTGAACTCGTATTCTGAATCTTTCTTAACGCCAATCAACGAACCTTCGTTTAGATTAGTCATATCTTTATTCTTATACTTTAAGATACATATTTGTTCATTCTCTTTATGTCCTTCATACTTATCATTGATAGTTGTAGGCTCTATAAAACAAAATGGAGGTAATGCAATTTTATCATCACCCTTTATAACCATATAAGCTAATTCCTTCTCAACATAAAATAAGTCATCTTTAATATGATATTTACTCTCCAAAGGAAACCCTTGATTATTATATTGAATCCTAAATGTATTGTGATGTACAACTATTGTATCTCCAATTTCTACATCCCCTTCATAACCAATAGGTGTTGATACTACTTCTGCTAATCTTTGTGTGAAGTTGTGGTCCTCAACAGATATATTTAAAATTAATCCATTAGATGAATTATTAGAATACCTCTCTTTATTGAAAGGTCTAACTATAAAATAATGTGGACTTCTCATAAGACTATAATTGCGTATAGTATTCGATATGAATTACATTGCTTAAATTAAAAGACTTCCATATAGCTTTTACATCGCTATCTATTTCCTTTACATAGATGTCAAAGAACATATCTTCCTTTATTATATCTGAAACTACTCCAGAGCCACCAAATACATTACTGTTCACTTGGTAGTGCATAATATTGTTATTATCCATTTTAACGGATATCTTTCTTACTAAATTCATATTAAATTAAATTAAAAATATATGCAAAGATAATTAAAATATAGGGATACCGATTCCTAATGAAATATAAGGCTTTAACGTTTGTGTTTCATATCCAACACCTCCCTTTAATAATATCTTATTCTTTATGTTCCAATCAATTCCTAAATTCAATTGATTGTTTGTATTGTACGATGCCGAAACAAAAGCCTTACTCCTATCTCTGTATTTTGTAATTGTGGTTTCTCTTATTGTATCGTTAACTTCTACCTCTGAACAGAAATCTAACAATTCCCCAGTTGTTGTGATATGGGCAATACCTTTAACTCTCTTGCCTTCTATCGGTTGGTTGTATACTTTTGCTGTAATTGACGTTGTGTCTGGTTTATCTAAATACACTAAAGACGTATCAGTTTTTCTTATATACACAGTCTTGTACTTAGTAACAATATTATTGTCTTTTACCCTTAAAGTATCTGTTATCTTTATTATTTTATCTTTGTATGTTATTGTTTCAGAGACACCTCTATATTCACAGAAATGCAATACAGAAAAAGCCATTACAACCCCAATAGCTATAAATATAACTCGATTTAATATTTTAGAATAAATCATCGTTTAAAAAATTTGATATTGATTCAGATATTGTTCCATCACATAATTCTACTCCATTTGTAATTACGTCTGGATATAGAGTAACTTTTACATCTATAGGTCTTTCCCCAATAGTAGTGCTAAGAGAAGAAAAATTAAATGGAAACGTAATATAGTTACTAGTTAATGAAACATTTGTATTATATATATCTGTTCTTGTTTTCTTAATTTCAGCACCTGATTCAAACTCAATAAATACCGAAGCAACCTTAACATTGCTTGTTGTATTCTTGAATATAGGATCATTAAACTTTACTCTTATAGAGTTTATTGGACTTGTAACATCATATACATAGTTTTGACCGTCTGAAAAATAAGTGGTATTTGTTAATGAATCTCTAAGCTCAATATGATTTGCATACGGTCTATTGTAGTATTGCGAGTTAATTGTATATACACCATCGCTTGATTCAATAGATATGTTATCTCCATCTGCTAATTCTTGAATTTCAATAGTAGGTATGTCTGATAAATAAGCAATCGTACCAGATGCATTTTGGAATGTAGCTGTTCTTGCAGTTGTTAGACCTGCTGGTTTTTGAATTGAGAATTTATCGTTTGTAGAGTTATTGTTTCTTAATGTAATGTATCCACTTCCAGCTTCAAGTATATTATTTAGTTGACGGTTTTGAAATATGAAAGTGTCTTTATCTGTAAATATCTTACCGTAACTAGTATTTGTTTCATCATACAAGAATAAAGAACCTATTTTTGCGTCTTCCTGAGATACATTTCCTTGATTCAATACGTTATCTAAATCTTGTAGATTTGCATTAATTATAGATGTAATATCTATTTCTGTAAAATCACCTGATACAACTTGAGTTTCATCAACGCCATAAGTATCGTTATTTTTTCTAAATATAAATGTTCTTCCATTTAAAATTAAGAATACAATCTCATAATGTAATACAATAATTGGAGTTTCTGAATTGTTGAAATAATCCTCAGGAGTTGTTTCCTCTGAATCATTATCTACAATTGTAGTTATCTTTAGATTACCTCCAGTCTCTGGATCTAACCCACTTACTATGTATTGTCTTAATGCTGATACTTGATAATTCTTTGTTTGGTCAAAGTTATCGTTATCACTTCCAATTATAATATCGTTATCTGATATTAAGTTATCTATTGTGTATGTCTTTATTCTTGCCATAGTTACTTTATTCTTTTATTTCAAAATGCATCCAATCGTAATTCTTCTCTCTACCTAACGATATAAATCCGTGTTTATAAAATATATCAATCATAGGTTTATATTCTGGTCTAGCAAATCTTGCTGTTTTTGACGTTTCTTTTAATTGGTTTCTACCAGGATCTAAATCAATCGAAATTCCCCAAGAATGAGTACTCCAGTCATCACCACCTCTCATCTTTCTAAAGTTAAAACAACCTCCAAATAAATCAATACCAAGATCAACTATTTTATTATAGCCATAAACTCTATGTATTTCATTAAATACAGCAAGGAATCTAGCGCCAACTAATTTATGGCATCTCATTTTAGTAACCTTTGTATCTGTATCCCAAGCTAATCGCATAGGGTACGGAAGATTAATAGTCATAAGATAACCTTCACCAGTTACATTAGGTTTTCCGTATTTAGAAATTATCTCCTTTGTTGTCATTCTTTTTATTCTTTAATAATTCTATGGTCTTCAATATGGTATAAATAATAGATACGCATAAAAGGAATATCTTTAATGTAGCTTCTACATTAGAAAAACTTACAGCCATAGCAAGCGAATTTAGTCCGTATATCTTCAAATCGTTAAGTGACATTATTGTTCTTTGCTTTAATTAAACGTTCTGCTATATTTGTAGCGCCTTCTACAGCTATATACATTGTAGCTACTATAGTCCAATTATCTGAATCAACCTTACTAAAGAATAATGCAATTGAAGCAACAATAAATACTGTTAACTTTCTGCTTATCCATTTATTTAAGTAAAGGTCTATTTTTTCTTTTCTACTCATCTATACAAGGCGTATATTCAATCCTTTCTAACTCATTTAATTGGTCGTGAATTGGCTGAAATGGTTCGTATGTAAGTGCGTCAAGACCTATAAACCATTTATCTGCCCCATCTTTTATAAACTCTAACCTGCAAACACCATTTGTGTAACCATTTAAAGCATTGTATTGTTCTGTATTTGGATGTAAAACTATCATATTAAACTAAATTTGTCATATAAGTATTAATTGCATTGTATAAATTTGTGTTCAAAGTTGCATCACCTCCAGAAGTGACTAAAGAAGCTCCCATTCCATAAACGGAAATTGTGTGAGTTCCGTAAGTTGTTAATGACCTAAAAACTAATTGAGGTGTTGTAGTTAATGCTGAACTATTACTAGTTCCACTTACACTTAAATTTGTATTTTGAAAGACTCTTATTTGATTACTTGCAGGTCTGTTAATTGATTTCAAACCCGTTCCTGATAAAGCACCAATAGCATTACTTGTTGTTCCATTGTTGATGTTTTGAGGTAAAACTGCATCAAAAGTAAATCTATTCGATAAACTACCGCTCACACCATCGATAGTTCCTGTACCAGCAGTGTGTACCCAAGCAAATCTACTCGCATCACTTAGTTTATATTCTACCCCATTAGTTGAAGGAATAAAGTTTGTTGAAATAGAACCAGTGCTAGTATTAGTAAATCCATTATTTGTAGCAAAAGTTAATGGATTGTTTAATGTAGATTGATATAATGTGGGAGTTTTCCAATTCAATGAAGCAAACGCATTTGTAGCACCCGTCCCAGTCGCAAAAACATAAAACACATCAAGTTTATCCCAAATGCCTCCTGCTTTTAAATCTAAAACTAACTGATTTTGTACAATTTGTTGTGCAGATGAAGGTATTGGATATCCAAGACTAGTAGCTCTATCTAATACAGCTTTGTAAGATGTGTCGTATTTAATACCAGAAGACCTATTAGCTCCTATTGCATTTGCTATTGCTATAAACATATTACCAAAGAGCTATGATGTTAGATGCTGTTGTTCCTGTTGAATAAACCCTAACTACCTGCACTGGTAAGAAACTACCATCTTGGAAGTTTGTAAAAGTTACTTCATCTCCTCCGACAGTCAATACTTTTAAATTACCTTTCGTACCAACGTAAAGCACACAGCCTCTATTCGGTGTTCCTGCTTCTGAAGATAATGATGGAATATTAGCTGTATTACTTGGTGTTACAGCAGCAGCTCTATTTGCTTGTAATTTTTGATATGACATTTTATTTTATATTTTTAAGTTATTATTTACCATTTTTCTTTGTCAGCCCAATATGCAGCAGACATTTTTCCTTTCGCTATATTCTTTCCGTGTCTTGCTTTAAATGAAGCTCTTTTCTTCTTCATCTTATCGCTTTCTCCTGCTTTAGGTTTTCCTGCTGTCTTAGCTCCTTGCTCTCCAAATCTAATTATCTTCTCTTTCCCTCCTTCGCAAGCCTTTACTATATGACTTTTCTTAGGGTGAGATGGTGTACGTTTTGCAACATTACATTTCATCTCAGACTTATTTACCTTTAGCATAGTTAATTATAATATTTTTAATAAATCTCTGCAAAGATACGAAATAAAAAAAGTGTATATTTGCAATATAAAAAATCAAATTTATTATGGTTATAAAAGAAGTTAAATTTAATCAAGAAGCAAAAGAGCCTTTAATTAAAGGTATCTCAACGGTTTGTGATGCGGTTGCTACAACTATGGGATATAGAGGTAGAACAGTATTAATTGAGAGTCCAGGAGGACTACCAATCGTAACAAAGGATGGTGTATCAGTAGCGGAAAGTATTTTCCTTGAAGATGCAACAGAAAGTTTAGGCTGTGAATTTGTAAAGCAAGCTTGTAGAAAAACAGTCAATGAAGCAGGTGACGGTACAACTGGCACAGCTGTACTTACAAAGGCAATTATCGACAATAGCCAGAAGTATTTAAAGAAAGGTGAATCAGCAATCGATTTAAAGAATGGTATTGACTTTGCTGTAAAAGAAGTTGTTGATTATATCAAGAGTACATCTAAAGAAGTTGATGATTCTTATTTATTTGATGTTGCAAGAATATCTGCAAATAATGATTCTGAATTAGGAGAAATAATTGCAAAAGCCTTTATATCTGCTGGAAAGAATGGTGTTGTATCTTACGAGCAATCAGAAAGTTCAGAAACCTATTTGGACTTTATTGACGGTATGCCAATCGCAAGAGGATATGAATTTGAGGGGTTTGTAAATAAACCAGAGAATAGATCAATTGAGTTTAATAACAACCCATTTATCTTACTATCTAACAGAAGGTTTCAGAATATTACAGAATTACTACCTGTTATAGAGTTTTGTCACCACGCAAAGAAAGAGCTACTTATCATATCTGAAATGGAGTTTGAGGTTATGAAGGTGTTATATGCTAATAAAAAGAACGGTCTTAAAGTGGCTACAATTATACCGCCAAGTATAGGTGAGAAGCGCAGAGATTACTTGACAGATATTTCTTTAGCTACAGGTGGTTTAATTATTGATTTAGATACCTCTACAAACATTGAAGGGTATGATATGAATGAATTGCTTGGTAAATGTAGTAGATTGACTGTAACTAAAGATGACACTGTATTATTCTTTAACGAGAAACCTAATGCAGATAGGGTTCAATCAAAGATTGAAGAGCTGAATAAAGTAATCAAGAACTCAAACAACAATTTAGAAAAGGAATACTTAAGAGACCGTATTTCAAAGTTAGCTTGTGGTGTTTCTGTAATTAAAGTCGGAGGAACAACTGAAGTAGAAATTAAGGAGAAGATTGATAGAGTAGATGACGCAATCAATGCGGTTAAGAGTGCGATATCTGAAGGTGTAGTTGTAGGAGGAGGTTTAGCGCTATATAACGCCTCTTTAAAGCTCGTTCCTGTATCAAAAGGATATAAGTGTCTACTTGAGTCAATTCAAGCTCCTATGCGCACTATTTTAAGTAATGCAGGGGTTAAGTTGGATTCGATTGAAGGAAACTTATTAGCACAAAAAGATAACTACGGATATGATGTTAAGGATTACGAAATTGTAGATATGTTTGAGAAAGGAATTATAGATCCTTCAAAGGTTATTAGGTTAGCCTTAGAGAATGCTGCAAGTGTAGCTACAACAGTTTTATTAACCAATACCACAATAACACATAAAAGAAGTAACTAATGAAGGTAGTATTAAGTAACATTTTAGTTAAGGAAATTAAGGAAGACGTGAAGACAAGTAGCGGTCTTTATTTAGGAGATGGTCAAGACATTAAGTTTCACAGAGGTGAGGTAATTGAGATTGGAGAGAATGTAGATAAGGTTAATGTTGGAGAGACCATTTGGTTTGATAGACACAGAACATACCCTATCAATTATCAAGGAATCGAGTACTTGGTTATGGGGTATGAGAATGTAGTGATTGTAGAGTAAATTTTAATTAAAACCCGATTGCAAGGATAATTGCTAAAAATAAAATGCAGGATACCGATTTAGGAGAAATGACATTCGGAGAAAGGCTGGTAGGATTGACGTTTAATTCTTCTGGAGACGAAAGAGTTCAAAAAGCAAAAGAGCTTTGTGCTGAGCTAGCTGATTTATTATTTCAGAATACACAGCCCGAACATCAAGCATCTCTAAAACAACTATTAATAGATAAAGCAATAGGTGAAATATTGAATGCTCAAATGAATGTAGTCAAGGCTCTAACTTTTAAATAGAACGAATAAGAAAGAGAGGGTTTAATCGCCCTCTCTTATTATTTCATCCTCTAAGTGATTTCCTAAACCACCATTTAAAATTTCATTCCTCTTCTTGTTATACTCAACCATAAGTTTTGCAATCCTCTTATCCTTGTAACTTGTTTCGTAGCTATTAAAGAATTTATTACTTGATGAGTATTCACTAAGCTCTTCTTGCATAGTTAGTTTCTTGTATATGCTAGAAACCCTTCTATTTGCCTTTATGGTTAATCTGTACAATCTATTTCCTGCAACCTTAATCATTGTATTACCAGGAAGAGCCTCTATCAATCCTAAATCAATAAACCTCTTTATACTCTTATTCTTTTGAAGCATTGCAGAGTTGTATACATCAAACTCCTTCTTTGAGAATAGTGGTTCTGAATAAAAGTACATAAGCATCTCTATTTCATCAATAGTTAGATCATACATTACGGAAGCCCATCTCTTTACGATACCATAAAACTTCATAAAGTCAAACTCTCTATTGCAAGATATAACCTTTACAACCTTCTTCTTGAGTGGTCTTTTTTTTGACCTCTCATACTTCCGCTTCATTGGTCTATACTTCTTTGCTTTATGTATAGTACTATCCGCAATTGGTTTTATTAAGAAACTATTGATTTCAGACAAGACTTTCTCTTCCTTGAGTGTTTTTTCATTCTGCTCTAAAAAGTCCTTAAAATCGCTCATAAACTATTTCTTTTTACCTCTTGCTCTGACATCGCCTGGTGCATCTTTTTTACTTCCCCGATTAACAGAAGCATTCTTCTTTACAATACCATTCTTAGTGTGTGCCATATCAAGACCATCTCCATTTCCATAAGTTCCTCTATCTCGATTAACCTTATTCAATTCAACCCTCTTCTTAACTTGTTCAGGTTTTTTGTTGTACTCCTTTTGGTACGCATCTTTCTTTGCTTTAGCCTTCGGATTGTCTTTATAGTACTTAGCAGTTTCTTTCATATTTCTTCATTTCGTTTAATAATTCGTATCTTTCTCTTGTAATTAATTCATCTTCAATTAGTTGTTCTGCCTCATCAAGTCTTCCTTCATACACCAAGTCATCTAACTCATCAGAGAATACAATTGAGTTTGATTCTAACAATACATCACCTCTCCTGTCGTATATAATATCCTCTTCTTGATTACACACAATAGAGGCTATAATTGATATTGGTATTGAAGTTGACATATAATCATCTTTGTTTGTGTTGTGTAGTTGGTCTATTGAATCATAAATCATTCTTGCTAATTCGAAGTTATTGTCTTCATCTATAAAGTTATCTACTCGATTAAATAATTCTACATTTATTGCAGTAAATTCTGGGCTGTTGCTTTCCATTGATTGTCTGTTACGTTAATTACTTCTGTGTATGTACTTCTACTTATTTCTCTTAGCTCTGTTTCATCATTATCAAAGTGTATATCTACACCTTCCATATAATGCTGTTTCTTGTCTCCATCAGTGTAAACAATTTTGTTTATACCAAGTTTATCAGTTACCTTTATTAAGTCTTGATTAAGATATTTGCTATGTCTTGTTGTGGTTACAATTATATTATATCCGACTTCAATTAACTCCTTAGCGTATTCTTGTACTGACGGTAATGACAATGTTGCGTCAAAATCAAAACTTACTGTTATGTTGTTATTATCTACCATATCTAATTTACATCATTAAAGTACATTTCATCGTCATTCTCTTCGTACACAAACGACCATTTTGCATAATTATAAAATCTCGCATTATATAATAGATTAAGTCTATCTAAAATTGTATAATCATCAACATTAATTATGTTATCGTCTATTTTGCCAAACATATCGTAGAAATCTGTTCCTATCAAGACCACTACGTCAGGCATAGAATCATCAGATTGAAAATTAACCAATATTTCTCCCTTGAATTTATTTGCTAATAGTAATGAGAATAAAAATACATTTGGTCTCTTTATCTGTGAGTTAAAATCCTCTATAAATCTTTCAATCATAAGTTAAATCTTTTCACAAAAGTAATAAAAAAAGACCAAACAAAATGAATGGTCTTTTAATTGTAATCTGATTAAGTAATTTAACCTAAGATACCGCAGTAACGCTTTGACTTACCCAAGCAGTAGCTGCTGTTTTTGTGTAAACTAAACCGCCAGCAGAAATACTTCTACATACAACTCTTGTTCCAATAGGATTTGTTGCGTAAGTTGAGTTTAATGTTGCTAATGATAATGCAGATGTAGTTGTGTTAACTACTAATGCTTGTAAATCATTTAAAGAATAATATTCAGTCTTACTATTGTTAACTGAATCTTTTCTTTCTGTAAGATCAACTAATGTTGAATCTACACCTAAAAATTTAATTGTGCTTGACATTTTTTATCTTATTTATTAATTATTACGAAACTGTGGTTATTGGCATTGATATCCAAGCTGTTGTTGCTCTCTTTATGTACATTATACCACCTCCAGATATATTAAAGCACATTATTTTTGTACCTACTGGATATTGAGAGTTAGGGTACGTTGTATTCAAATCACTAGCGCTTAAAGCTACAAGTGTCGGATTAGAAATAGAATCTGTAATTGTATATCCAAAACCAGCTCCTACCTTTTTACCATTGTAAGTAATATTTGTTCCTGAAATAATTTCTGCCATCCAATAATCAGAACCCCTGTATATAAACTTAACAGTATCGTATGAATCTAGTTGATATGTAGATTGATAGCTATTTGACTGATTAAAACTTATAGTAGTTCCATTGTCATAAGCTTTAATGTTTAAAGGACTTAATCCATTTGAAGTAACAGTTATAATCTTTCCAATTACTGGGTTTGAAGGTAATCTAACATATCCTCCAGGACTTCCAGAAACTGTATTTATATCATATTCTAAAACATTGTAAGGAGTTGAAGAACTAGTTCCTACTGCACCTATGGTACTAACGATTGAACCAGAAGCTCCTTGAGGTCCAATTGGTCCTTGAATACCTTGAATACCTTGCGCTCCTTGAGAAGCTAATAAAGCCCATTTTGTTGTAGCTATTTCTGGGTTAGAGTTTCCTGTACCTGTAACTGCCGAAATACAGAACCAAGAAGATCCATTAAAACCAACTGCATCGTCTACTGCGTATGATGTATTTGTATTCCAAGCTCCTCTCCATTCTAATCCTGCTGGTCCTACTGGTCCTGGAGGTCCTGCTGGTCCTTCTGGTCCTTCTGGTCCTTGAGAACCTGTACCAACTGCATCTGTAATATCCTCTAATGTAAAGTATTCTGATTTTCTATCTACCTTACTTCCTTTCTTTTCTGTTAGGTCTGTAAACGTAGGGTCTACACCTAAAAATTTTGTTCCACTTGGAATTGTTGCCATTTGTTATATTTTTTTTAAAATGTTTTACTTAATGTAAATATCTCTGAATAAATTGAGTCTGCCGCATTTGCTGAACCCCATTGAGCAGTTACATTCAATGCATTACTAACTGTTGTATCAAATGTGTCATCATTAACAATACTAAAGTTAGTTCCTTCAAAATTTAATCCAGAGTTCTTTGTGTATGAGAAAATACCACCAGAAGCAATAGATGCTGTACCTGCACTACCAATCGCCCTAATTGTAAAGTAAACATTGATTTCCCAATGCCTATTACTTATGGTATCTAAATCTATTATACCTGTATCAGCAAGTATTACAGAGCCTGCCTTAATATTTAATTTTAATGTAGCAGCTGAATTACAAGATATATGACCAATTAACTTTGCGTGATATGAATCACCAACCTTAAATGCATTTGCAGGAACAGATAATGATCCAACACCACTACCAATTAAACTACCCTCTGTAGCTGTATTTGCTATTGGAGTGCTACTTGTTGTTTGAGAGAATAAACCTACTAATGGATTTATATAACCATAAATATCTTGTAGTGAGTAATATTCTGTTTTAGCGTTATTAACCCTATCCTTCTTCTCGCTTAAATCAACCTTAGAGGAATCTACACCTAAGAATCTTGTATTTGTATCTATAGACATAATCTATTTTTTCTTAAACGCAGTACCCATTTTTTCTTTCTTCTCGAAAGCTTTACCTTCTTTTTTCTCGTGCTTAGCCTTAGCTGTTTTAGAAGTGTATTTTTCTTTTCCTCCGTATTCTTTAATCATTTTTTTCATATCGTAGAATGTTTTTATTTTTGATTTGCAAAGATACAAATTATTCAACCACCTTTATAAAGTTTCCATTCTTATCGTGTAATGTAGTTAGCTCAAACTTCTTATCTAAACCACTAAGTACCATCTCATTTAATTGAAATACCATTTGAAATACATTGAAGTCAACTGAACCTCCGTTCTCTTTGTAGTATCTATAAAACCAACCTATATCGAATTGATTGGTATTTCTCATTTGAATGTATTGCTCTTTCATATCTTATTCATTTATTACTTTCTCTATTTCTCTAAACAACCACCCTGTAATGTAAGCTTGTGGTTCATCATTAACTCTATCTAGTTGTATTCCGCAATCCTCAAATATGTAATTAACTATATGCACAACCTCGTGAGCTATTATACTACCTTCGTTGTATTCAAATGCCACAACATATTCTCCGTGACTAATCCTTGTTGTGACAGCTCCGTAATCTTTTAATTCTCTTGTCTTGTATTTCTTTGAGAAGTACGATAGGTCTTTGTCGTAGATTATAGTTAATGAAGCTTGGTAGATTGGGATTTTAATTGTTTTCTTCTTCATATCTTATTTGTTTTTAAATTCTCTTAACCAATTATTATACTCATCTAAAGAATCTTGTACCTCGTCTTCTAACCATAAATTATATACTGTATTTATATGTAGATTAGACTTTCCAGCTACCTTTCTCTTTGTAAGCCTTGTTTCCATTTCTTCTTTGAATTTTACTATAGATGAGCTTATGGTAAATACATTAGACATCTTTACGAATTCAGCATATATACTTGTCTTGAATACATCAGTATTATATTTATCTATATCATTCTTAAATAATGCATATACATTACTTATTGTTTTCTTTGGTATACCACTTAATTCCTCTATGTCGGATATAGTTAAGAATGTATTCCCTTTATTACCTTCCTCTATTAATAGATTTACAGCATTCTCTATTTTATTCAATGTTTGTATTCTTTTACTTTTATTATATTGATTCATAACAAGCTTTCTTTTACCCTCATACAATACACCCTCTATAACTTTATCTTCACCGCCAATATTAGTGTATGGTCTTACCCAAAAGTATTTTTTTATTATTGGTCTTACTTCATATAAACCACTCTTTACTTTCTTTATGTTCTTTAGAATTATATTTCTATCAATATGAAAAGAATCGGTATCAAAATAAGTTTTACATACAAGGTCCATATACTCAAATAAAACCTCATCTGATTTATCTATATTCAAAAATGCCACAACAGAAGCAACCCTAAATGCATTAGCAAAGTTACCTCTCGATACATTGCAGTATGCACTATAGTTGTAATATCCATCATCTATGTAATACCCTGCTAATGTTCCATTACTACTATAAACTTCTGTTCCTATTCTTTCTGCCTCATCTAAATCTATCTCACTACTTGTAAGTATTAATTTGTTAGATACCAAACATTCACTTAACCTATCAATTAATTCCATTATATACTTTATTTTAATACACAAATATACAAAAATATACAATGCAATTACACCCTTGTATAAGTATACAACATACCACTTAATCGTTCTATAATATAACCTATATCAATGGCTAAGGTGTATCTTGTATGTTTTAGTTAGTATGGTCTGTTGTTGGGATTATAACCCCGCCCAACGATCACACCCCTCCCCACCAAAACTCTTCCTCATTCGGTACGGGGGTCTCCTTTCAAAATATTTCCTTCAAAGTTTTTACCTTTTTAGGCTGTATTAATTAGATGGTATTTTTTAGACTACTTATTTAACGCAATAACATTACATGTATTTTAATTGTTGTTTTATAGTTCCATTTTTTGAATCCAAGGTACAAAGGTTTTATTTTTTTGTTGTTTATGGGTCGTTTGTCGGTGCAACTAACTCAAATCACTAAACTAATTTTAATCTAAATTACAACTATTCTAAAAGTTAATATATAATTAAATTATAAAATCTTAAAATTGCATAAAATGTAAGTACCTGAAAATCAAAGGTTTTAATAATAATCAAGTTAAAAAGTGTTAAAGTTTTGTTAAAGTAATTGTTATCTAAAACTAAATATCTATATTTGCAATGTAATAATGAAGTAAAGAAGTAATTTATACAATATGTTAAAATTATGTTAAAGTTATTGTAAATTAAAAAACTTTATATATCTTTACATCATCAAATTAAAACAACTAAAAAAAGTATAACAATTTAAAATTTATCAATTATGAAAGCAACAGTAAAAAACAACAGGACAAAAGTAGCAACTAAAAAAGCTAATTCAAGAACCGAAAATTTAATCGTTTCAAATGTAAACTTATTAAAAGATATAAAAGTAAAAGTAGTAAAGGAAAAAACTAAAAAAGTTTCGTTTCATTCTTCTTTATTAAACGTTAACAATTTAGATAAACAAGAAAATTTTAGTTTATCGGGAGCATTAAACCGCTTTAAAAAACAAATACCAAACGACAGCCAGTACAAAAGTATTGATGTTAACGTAATTAGTAAGGGTTTAGAATTTAATACCATTTTAGAGTACATAAATAAAAAATGTATAGATAAACAACGTTTTACCGTTTATAGCGTTGGTTTAGCATTCAACAAATTTTTAAAAGTTACTTTAAAATAGTGATTTAAGAAGAGGTTTTTTGAAATATTAAAACGGAGCGAAACCGTTAACCTCTCAAATATAGGAATACTATTTTGTTATTCCTTTGTATTAATACATTATATCTTTATTTTAAGATGGTATTAATATTGTACTTTGAAATATTGTATTGACTTAATTACATTTTTTAAAAGTGTAGTTTGACTAGGTATAACACATGTACGGCGGCGTATATGATGCCTTCACAAAATCACGTATTTTATATATTTGTGGCGTTTAAAATGAAAATAGTATTGATGCTATTCGATTCAGTTGCTTCATATAATATGAAGTCAAACCGCTAATTGCAGGCGGTCTTAATGTGCAAATGATAATAAAAATATATATAAGGCTATTACGTTAAATTGTAGTAGCCTTACTTATATAAATCCGTGAAGTAATAGACTTTTAATCTAATTCGTTTTAGACACGGAACAAAGTAAAAATAAGTTTAACCAATAATAAAATATTTTAAAATGAAAGCAATCACACTCATCATTATTGCATCTATAGGAATGCACACAAGTAACCAAATTATAATGACAGCCTGCTTATTAGTTGTAGGCTTCTTAATGTATAAAGAATTTAGAATCAAAAAATAATAGTATATGATACAACTAACTGAAACCCGAACAGAGAACGGAACTAAAACAATAGAAGTAAAAACTATTGATTTAAAGCAATACAATAATATTGTAGACGCAAATACCTTAAAATGGTTTAGAAGGCTTGGAGGAAGTGAAACTGCACGCAGAAACTACACCTCGCAAGGGTATAACGTAACTAAATTAATTAGTACAAGTCCAGATAAGAGTATAAAAGTAATTAGAGAATTTAATTTTGATTAAGATATGAGACAACGAATCAAATCAGGCAGAGTAAATGTACAGCAAGTAGTCGAACACTTAGAACACAAACGTAGAGTATATTCAGAAGCCATTACAGACGTCATGAATAAAGAAGGTATATCATATACCAAAGCAAAAGAATTGTTGAATCAGAGGCTATATAATAAAGTGGTCTTTAAATTTTAAAGTAGATATGGAATGTCCAAAATGTAAAAGCAAAGACTTTATTATAACTGAATCATTAAGTTGGAAAGCCTACTATGATGAAGAAGATAATATGATACACGCAAAGAATCAAAACTCTTATGTAGATGGTGTGTTCTGTAAGAAATGTAACTACGATATGACCACAGAGGTAGAAGAATCAGAAATATTTATAAACTTTGACTAAGATATGAGTAAACTATTAAAAGCATTAAGAGAACTGGCAGCTAACTGCCCAAAAGAAACACGTTGGTAAATTAAACAAATATAAAATTATAAAATTATGAGACAAGATATTATTGACACAAGAGACCTAATAGAGAAGAGAGACGAATTAAAACAATCTATTTTAGATTCATTCTTGGAAACCTTTGAACACTACGAAGATAGAACAGAGTGTTTCGATGATATATTATTTGAAGAGGAAGAGATACAATCCTGGAAAGAAGATTGGGAAGATGAATTGGAGCATATAGAGGAGATAAACAAGATAGAAGATGCAATAGGTAGTGAGTTTGACTATGGTTGTACTCTGGTTTCAGAAGACTATTGGGAGGAATATGTAGAAGACCTACTAAAAGACTGCGGTTATATATCAAAAGACTTCCCTTCGTGGATAGAAATTGATTGGGAAGCAACAGCAAACAATGTAAAGGTTGACTACACAGAGGTAGAATATCAAGGACAAACTTATTACGGTAGAATTTAAAAACTTATAGAGATGAGAACAGCAATAGAAGAAGTAAAAGTATATTCAATAGATGATATAAAGAACGACAAAGAATTACTTGAGAAGGTTATAGAGAAATACAGAGATACAAATGTAAATTTTGATTGGTGGGATTTTATATATGAAGACTTCAAGGAACGCAACGATGAGTATTTCGGTATAGGTAAAATATACTTCAGTGGTTTTTGGAGTCAAGGCGATGGAGCTATGTTTAAATACACATCAATTTCAGATAGGCTTAAAGATATATTTATAGATGGTCTTGACTTATCACCAATGCGTAAAGGGTGGCTTAGAAATAACGTATCAGTATCTGGTAAAGGGGTACAACGTGGACTTTACTACCACGAAAAAAGTTGTGATCATACTATATGGTGGGAAGTAGATAACGGAGACTTGAATTGGGATAGACCACTATATCAATGGATAGAAAGTTTTTCAAATGACTTCGAGAATTTTGTAGAGGAGTTATATGTGGACTTGTGTGCTGATTTATATAGTACATTAGAAAAAGAATATACTCACCTAACATCAGATGAGTATATATTAGAGTCACTTGAATCAAATCAATACGAATTCACAGAAGATGGAAACATATACTAAATTAAAATAATAACTTTAAAACTTATACAATTATGAAAACAAATGCAGTACAAAGATTGGTTTATAACTTATTAACTCAAAACACAGGCACTCACTTCTTAGACTCAGGAGGTGTAAATGGTAGAGGTTGGCAACGTAACCAAAAGAAATCAATCAAGGACTTTATGAATGAGCATGAAGAATCATACCAATTCGATATGAAGTACAATGATATATACAGAAACGTATCTGTATTCCATTACTTATGTGGTCTTGAATTAGATGATGTATGCGAGAAGTTTAATAGACGTAACAATAATCCAGCAGATTGGGAAGGTGAACTTCCTGGAGAGTCTATATATGGCGTATCAAATAGAGCAGCCGAGTGGCTACAAAATAATTACGAGGTTAATGTAGAGTACACCTTCAATACATACAATGGAGACTCAGATCTATCACAGATATTACAAGGCAGTAGACTTGAAATTGATGGAGATACCTACTACTTAATTCAAATACACAATGGTGCTGATGCTAGAGGCGGCTATACAGATGCAAAGTTATTTAAGACCGCAGAATATAGTGGTGGTATTCACGAATACTTACAAGAATACAGAGATTCAAGTGAGGTTGAAGATGATTTAAGGGAAGGATATATAGACTCTATGGAGGACTATTGGGATTCAAGTGTAGTGTATACCTCAGAAACTATATTAAAACGCTTAGATGGTCTTATAGATGCTGATATGGAGGTCATAGAGAATGAAGTCGAGACTGTATGATACAATTACTTATAAGAGAGACAACAATCTTTGATGATAAGAACAATAAGATAGGGCGTAAGGAGTCGTTATTCGGATTAATAACCATTAGAAAAATAATGTATGGTAAGGACAAACCACCAAAGATTAATAGTAGTAAATAGAGTAGATGAATTTTGGCAAATGAGATTGTTTGAACCGAGTGATAATACTTGGTTTGAACTTCTCTGCCTTGATTTAGAATCCTTAACACTACAAGCAAGTGTAATATATAACGTAGATTTAAACGAAGTCTTAAACTAATGAGAGTGAGAGGCGCTAAATAGAGATAAGATATGGAAGAATATAGTAATTGCTGTGGTGCAGGTAGACACCACATATTTAATGAACTTTGTGCAGACTGCTTAGAGCATTGTGAGTTTGAAGAAGATGAAGAAGGTTAGGTGTACTATAGATATACGAAACCAAATAGTTAAGGGTATTATAACAAGAGGTAAGGCGTACGATGTTATATGGAATAATCAGTACGGCTTTACCTTCCTTAATGATAAGGGGAAACTATCCTTAGGTAGATTTAAAAATTGCCATATAATAAATGGCGATTGGGAAGTAATTTAAGAAACAAAATAATAACGTAAAATGGAAGTAAAGAAATTCACATTATTTGAGGTGGCTAAGATATTAAGGAATCACCACCTAAACAAACTAAACTACAAGGACTACAATAAATTTACTCAAGATGATTTTGAAGGTGTTGAGTATGTAAGGGTTAACAATAAGACAAGACCAAAAGATTTAGTAGGTAAGAGTAGTAGGGTATCTAAGATGATTACTGTATTATCTCCTAAAGGCAAGGAGATTGTATTCGATGGTGTTACAGATATTTGCGAGGCTTTAGATATTAAGGCTAAGAATTACTGGAGAAAGATGGCAGAGAATCAAGGGTACACTATTGTAAGTGTAGAAGAAGTAGCTAAATTAATTTAAAGAAGATAAATAAGATGAAAAAAATACTTAAAAAATTAGAGAAATTAAATAAAGTGAGTGGAGATATTAATATGATACAACTATTCTCAGATGGCAGTGGCTTTGTATTGTATGAGACAGAAGATATTAGATTTGAATTCCTGAGCATTAAACAACTAAAGAAATACCTTAAGACAATTTAAAGATAAATAAGATATGGAACACTTTAAATACAGAGGTGAAATAGTTAATGTATACTACAAAACTATAGATGATGATCCAGAGTTAAGACCAGAGATAGTGCTTAATTCAGTTTATTACAATGGTACAGATATATTATCAATAATGAATGAAGTAGATTGTATTGAGTTAAAGGAAGAAATGTATGATAAATTATTTTAAAATATGAATAAAGTAGAAATTATTGCAGAATTAGATAAACTAATGTATATTGCAGAACAATTAGAGAATACTTTTTTAGTTGGTAGACTTGAAGTAATAAAGCAATCACTTATAAAGGATTGGAATGAGAGTGATGCTTACTATGAACTAATAAGTAGTCAATTGAAATAACGTTTCGGTGCTTGTAGATGCCAGCCTACACGCATTTTATTTTCGGCTGGTATTTACAAACACCTGTTATAAGAAGTAGCGGGTAATTAAAACTAAATATTATGAAATTAAAAGAAGAGTTTGAAAGACTTAAAATAAGTCAAAAAAACACAACTGCAACTTTAAATATAGATTTAGATACAGCAATAGAATTAGAACAAATAGCAGACGATTACGCTATTGATTTTTTAAATTGGTACATTAGTAAAAGTTCAATAATGGATAAAAAATATATCGGCAAAACTTCAAAAGAACTATTAGAAATATTTAAAAAAGAATTATGAAAAACATATACATATTACCAACACCTCAACCAAGTAGGTTAGTTAAATTCTTTACTAACAAATTTCATTTATGTAAAGAAATATTACCTATTCAGGATGAAGAACAGTATCAAAACATCTACATTACTAATGATGAAGAAATTAAAGATGGAGATTGGTGTTTATGTTCTGAAGAATTAGTCCATAAAGTAGTAGAAATTAAATCAAATATAGGTATAATTAGATTTCAAGATGGAGTTACTGAAGTATTAAATGCTTGTGAAAAAATCATCTTAACAACAGACCAAGACTTAATAAAAGATGGTGTACAAGCTATTGATGATGAGTTTTTAGAATGGTTTGTTAAGAATCCTACTTGTGAGTTTGTTGATATTGAATCATTAATAGCGGGATTCGTGGATGATGAACCAAGTTATTACGAAAATATGTATGACATCATCATTCCAAAAGAAGAAGTAAAACAATCAACTAAAGAGAGAATAATGTCTGAAACATCAAAAGAAACTAAACAAAAAGCAAGAGATTATGGTAATAGTTTAGTTATGGAATTAATTGAATTAGTAAATAATAGAAGTTTAAATTCTGTAAAAACTATTTTTAAAAAAGAGGATATTTCTTTTTGGTTACAAAAGGAAGAAGATAATATAAAAGAAGCATATTCACAAGGTAGATTTGATGAAGAAACTATATTTCCATACGCAACAGATGAAGATGATTATTTCAATAGAAAATTTACACAAAGTTTGGAAAAGTCTGTAAATCCAAATAATCAAGAAGTAATGTTTCATGAAGAACACCAAGAGTATTTTCACGAAGATTTTATTGATGGTAAAAAAGTTACAGTTTGGCTGGGAAAAGATTATATTCCAAAAGAAGAACCTAAACAAGAAACACTTGAAGAGTTTATTAATTCTCAACCTTACTATGGAACTTGCACTACTGAATATTTAGAAGGTATTGAAGCAGGTGCTAAATGGCAACAAGAACAAGACAATAAAATGTATAGTGAGGAAGAAATAATTGACTTAATTCAATTTTTATCTATGTATGAAGAATTTAATCAAGAAGGTTCTGTTTCAAAAGAAACGGCAAAATATTTTTTAGAAAAATTTAAAAATAAATAAGAAATGAAAACAGCAGTAGAATGGTTAGAATTCAGGTACAAGAACAACATAAGTTTAAATCAATATGATTTTGAACAAGCCAAAGAAATGGAAAAGGAACAAAAAGGATTTAGCGACGTGGAGGTGGAATTGATTGCCAACGAAATAGTTAATTGGACTCTTGATAATATTGGCAATCCAAACCCTCAAAGTGGTAAAAAGTTTGATGAGATTATGTCAAAATTTAAAAAGAAATAAGATATGGATTTATTTTTAGCATTAGCAGGGTTTGCATTGATAGTATTGGCTTGGGCTTTTTTATATCATGGTGGAATTACAATAACAATTAAAAAAACATTTAACAAATAAGATGAAACAAACAGCAGTAGAATGGTTAGAAGATTATATTGAAAATCAAAATAAAAATGGATATGAATTTCATCCAAAATATAATATACATATTGTAAACAAAGCCAAAGAAATGGAAATGATTCAAATAACAGAAGCTTTTAATGATGGGTTTGAAAATAACTGTGATGCAGATATTTATTATAATAAAAAGTTTAAACCTGATTATAAAAACGAATCGTAGCTATTTCTTATAACGTTTTGTGTATATGAGAAGTGGTACTTGCAGAATGTTGAAATTAATAACAAATGTTTCTGTGCCATTTCTTATATACGCTGTTAGCAGTAGTACGGATTTAAACCACAAATACTCAATCGAAGAACGAAACCTTTTTCTTTTCTTTTTTGTGCGGTGGAAAAATATTAAAATAAAATTATGACAATAGATTTAAGATACGGAGATACAATAGAACAAATGAAATTAATACCTGATAAAAGTATTGACTTTATTTGCTGTGATTTGCCTTATGGTACGACTTCTTGTGTTTGGGATATAATTATACCTTTTGATAAACTTTGGGAACAATATGAAAGAATTATTAAAGATAAAGGTGTGATTGTTTTATTTGGTTCAGAACCATTTTCATCATTATTGCGAACTTCTAATTTAGATTGGTATAAATATGATTGGATTTGGGAAAAGAACAATGCAGGGAACTTTCAATTAGTAAATTATCAACCATTGAAAATACACGAAACCATATCAGTATTTTATAATGAAACACCGAATATGGAGTTTGCTGATATTATGATTGAAAATATGAAACGACTTAACTTGAAACAAATTGATGTTTCTAAATTAGAACTTTCAAGAACAGGTGGAATGACAGGTTGGGTTACAAATAAAATGAATGGTTCCCAATTACCAACTGAAAAACAATGGACTAAAATATGTGATTTATTTGGAATTGAAAATAAGTACAATGAAATACTTTCAACTGTAAAAAAAATTACATATAACCTTAAACTTGATGATACTGAATTGATTTTATCAAACAAAGGTAAAGCAGGAACACTTGGACATTTATCAAGTGAGAGTAAAAGAGAAACATACATACAAGACAAAACAGGTTATCCAAAAAGCATATTGAGGTATAACAGAGAAAATGGCTTACATCCAACTCAAAAACCTATACCGTTGATGGAATTTTTGATAAAGACATACTCAAACGAGAATGAAATTGTATTAGATAACACAATGGGTAGTTGTTCAAGTGGAATTGCTTGTATAAATTTAAACCGAAACTTTATTGGAATAGATAATACCAAAAAGTATTTTAATATTTCTTTAAAGAGGGTGGAAGAAAAAAGAAAAGAAAAAGAATTTAACGTAGTAACTTCATTCGGAGATGGAATGTAGTATTACTGCTAACGGCACTCAGGTATATGCAGTTTTAAACTAAAATTAAATAAAATGATAACACTTAGAAAATTAGAAGAATTATTTACAGGTAGAAAGCAAAAATTGCATATACCTGATGTTAGCAAATCGGTTTGTTTGCTTAACAGAAAATTTATTGAATGTGAGGTACACAGATGTAGCACATACGGTTGTTTGAATTGCGGACAATACAAACAAACTGTTTGCTAACGTTCCGCATATTAACGATGTGGCGTATTTAAACACATACGAAAACAAATAAACAACAAACAAAAAGTGAGCCGACACATTTCGGATTAACCAAAGCCAAGCCATATCGGTAATATGCTGTTATATGATGGCTTTATATTCACAAATATTATGAAAAATTTTAAACAATTCAGAAGAAGTCAAATTGCAGAAATGAGAGAAGTAACAGAAGTAGATATTAATGTGTTTAATAATCACGGATTTATTCATATATCTGAATACCCATTTGGTTATAATGTATCTATTTCTGATGCAGATAAAAACAACGGAAGTCCTAAAATTGGAGATATGATTTCAAGAAACCCTAAAAACCACTTTGACCAGTGGTTAGTTTCTGAACAATATTTCAAAGATAACTTTGAGCAGTTAGTTGAGTAAGCTATTATATAACGTTTGCCCGCTATAATTTCAGCGTGGTGTGACACACAATAGCCTTTCGATTAAGCAAAAAGAAAACAAGAGTACAAAATGAACATTGAATTAAACCTTATGCCACAATTGAATAAACACGCTGTTGTGCGATGGTGCTTTTAAATATAAATTATGTTAGGACAAAGAGTATATTTTGATTATGGCTTTGGCTCACGAGGATTTGGAACTTATGTTTATTGTGCAAAAACTCACAAAGTATTAATGTTTTTTAAAGATGAAAATTAAAACCCGATTGAAAGGTAAAATGCTATAAATATTATGGAATTAAAAAGAGAATTATCGTTAGGAGAAAAAAGATTGAGAATTAATTTTGATGACATCTTGACCAATGAATGTAGTGAGCATTTAAAGTTGAAATATGAACTTGCAAAAGTCATAAATAGAATTGATGCTCTTGAACAAAATGGAAGTGAACACGGAAGATTGAAATCATTAGCAATGACAGATATTGAAAATGCTTCAATGTGGATTACAAAAGCTTTTACTCACAAGATTTAATTTGTTCTTTACAAATGGTTGGCGAATTATCAAAAATTCCGACTACAAAACAATTATTAGAAATCTTCAAAAAAGAAGGAATAAGCCAAAGAGAATTTGCTCGAGAAACAGAAATCAGCTACTCACATTTAAACCATATTTTAAATAATCAAGTAGTTTGTTCGTTTGAAACTTTGCAAAAAGCGTGTAAAAAATTAAATTACAAGATTAATGTCGAAATTATCCAAGCGTAAAAGCATAGTTTTAGTAGGAAAGCGAATCCCTACATCCTACGAAATTCAAAAAGAAACTACTTTAAAAGCTAAAGAAGTTTTAGAGAAAACAAAAGAAATGAATCACATAAAAAATAAACATGTACGTTATGACATTAAGAGAAAAGTTTAAACCTAAAGTAAGTATTAATACAGATGGAGAGGCTGGAAGATACGCAAAACAATGCGAACAAATAGCAGACGATTACGCTATTGAAATTTTAGAGACTTACCACAATAGCTTATTTAATATTCCGTTAAAAGAAGGAGAGGCTAAAAAAATTGTAGAACATATTAAAAATAGATTATGAAACAAACAAACCTACAAAGAATTAAAAGAGTAATTAATTTCTACTATAAAAGAGGTTGCAATAAAGAATCGGTAAACGAACTATATAAAAAAATATTAAATGCAAATAACAGATAAAATAACAATAACGAACGAGGACAATATGCTTTTGATGTCACGTTATCCTGATAACTATTTTGATTTAGCTATTGTAGACCCACCTTATGGAATTGATGCAGATGTTAAAAATAGTACAGATAAAATGCAAACTAAAAAATCAGCAACAAAATCTAAAAAATACGGTTCTCAATTATGGGATTCAGATATTCCCACAGATGAATATTTTGATGAATTAAAAAGAGTATCAAAAAAACAGATTGTTTGGGGTGCTAATTATTTTGGTTTAGTTGGCGGAATGATTTATTGGCATAAGAATGTAACAATGCCTACTTATAGCACAGGAGAATTAGCTTGGGTTAGTTGGTTAAATAAATTAGACTTTGTAAATATATCTTGGCACGGAATGATTCAGCACGATATGAGTAATAAAGAAACAAGAATACACCCAACACAAAAACCAGTAGCACTTTACAAATGGTTGTTAGATAAATACGCTAAAGAAAACGATAAAATACTTGACACACATTTAGGTTCAGGAAGTATTGCAATAGCTTGCCACGATTACGGATTTGAATTGACTTGTTGTGAATTGGATAAAGAGTACTACGATAAAGCAGTACAAAGAATACAAAACCACGT